CATTATAGCAAAGAAGTCTATGTGTCATTTTAATTTGGTTGTCTAGGAGCTGTTGCACTTAGATTGTAAATCCATCGGTCTAATCCGGCTCCTGCCGCTGACGGTCAAATCCTCGAAAGGCCAGAAACACAGCACTTTTTCAGCGGTCAGTCCTTAACCCGCGACATCAATGCTACCGTCTCAACGTGCGTGGAGTGTTATCTGGAACATATCAAGCCCTAGTATTTGCACAAAAATCCGCAAACGCATCGATTCGCCGACAGATGTCTTTCGGCAGGGCTGCCAGCCACTCTTTTGGAATGCTGTCAATACCGTTTCTGGCACCGATGAGACCGCCTGTGATGGCGCCGATTGTATCCGCGTCACCTCCATAGTTGACGGCAGTGACAATGGCTTTTTTCATGTCTCCGTCAGCCTCGCGGATTGCTCTCAGAGCGCAGTCCATGCTGTCGACCACCCATCCGCTCGGGCTCAGTGCAGATCCCGTAGCTTTCCATCTGGTCAGCATGGTCGCGAGATTCTGTACCTCAGCCTCAGCATCTGCTCCCTTGTCCCTAGTGTACAGCATGATGGCCTTTGAGTACGATGCGCAGATCTCGCTCGAGGCTTCGTCCAGGTGTGTCATCTCAGCGATTTCTCTTGCGTGCAAGTAGCAGTCTGCAACTCTGAAATATGCGCATCCAACCGGAGCCGTGCGCATCAGCGCGCCATTGCCGCCGCTTCGGCCGCCGTTATTATGCACGACCTCGAGCGATGATTCCCGCCATGCCTCTTCAGGAGTCGGGCTGCCGCATTCCAGGAGCTGGCTGGCGCGCGCGATGGCGCTGCTGCACGTTCCGCCGATGTCTTTCGGGCCACTCTGCGCCCAGATGATAAAGTTCTCGCCGATGGGGCCGACCGGCCTATCGGGATTGGCCATGATGCCTTCTGCCACAGCGAGCGTCATGGCTGTATCATCGGTGGTCTCCCCTGGGGCCAAGCTGAGCCAGCCGCCGCCGACCATCGTATCCACTGTCCCGTACTGCTTCACGATGGAGCGTGCATCCATAAACTCGACTGGGCCGCCGAGTGCATCGCCTACAGCTACGCCATACATTGCGCCCAGTACCCGCTCAATGTTTTTCGTCATGCTGACCGTCCCCTTCCTCTCGCTTCTCGATATGCTTCTCAATGATTTCCAGTGCCACGGACGCCATCTCTTTATCCAGTCTGACGGCTCGCGAGAACCGCTGGATGAGTTCCCATTCATCCGGCCACGCCCGGATCCCGTGTGCCGGACGCTCCCGCCTCTTGTCTGCCGTGACGCGTGGTCTCCCGGCTCCCACTCGACGTCCGCCTCTTTTTTCTTGGCGTATATCTTCGCTCACAGTGCCGCCCTCCTCTCTCATGTATAAGGTATCATATTTTTGTTTTATTGTCAAACATAAATTCAAAGATATAGACCTTATATCACTGCTTGTATGGGAACAGCAGCCTTTATTTGTTTTACAGAGTTACCATTCAGCAATATTGTACAGGAGTGTGCCACCGGCTCCGCGCTGCCCTGCAAATACGAGACCTTCCGCCCTTCCCTGCTCGTATCCTACCACGACATAAGCGTCACCGCCTACGGCCGCGACCCCGGCCTTTATCCGATGATCTTTGCGCAGATCAATCTTATAGACGTCAACGCGCCGCTCCTGCTCCGGTAGCGTAGCTCCGGTCTCGATATCGGTCGTGATGGGCGTCACGATTGTCCTGTCCGACGTCTGGGTGGCCTCACCTGGTAGTGACATGTCGCCTTGGTTGATCCGCTCGGCCACATCTGCCGATGCTTCTTCCACGGTGGCGGCTGGCACAGTAAACGTGACGATGGGAGCCGTAGCTTCTCGGCTTGTGTCCGGCATCACAGTCGTGTTTTGAGCCTGCTGGATGCCTTTTATCGCAGCACCAAGCTCACGGCTATTGTCTTCGCTGATTTTGAGCTTAGTCTGCAGTTCCTCCATGCTCTGTTCCTGCGCCTGCGTGATCTCTTGCGCTTTCCGCAGCTCCTCCTGTTGCGCTTGTTGCCAGTGGAAAAGCGCCCACGCCACGCCGATGATCAGCACCGTACCAATGGTGAGGAGCAGGAGTTCCTTCCAATTCTTTTTAAGCTGTTCCATGCGTACCATCTCCTAAACAAAAAGGCCCCGCTCTCCTTGCTCAAGAGAACGGGGCCTGCTAGTCATGCGTCAAGCGCACATGTGTAATTATGCCTGCTCCGGCTGTGCCGCCGGAGCATCGCTTCCTTCCTGTGCCTTGTCCTGCGAATCAGCATCAGCCGTGGCAGCATCATCTGCAGCGCTCATCTTGTCGAGCAGCTTCTCAAGCAGCCAGAACGCTGTGAAAATCAATCCAGGCAGGAAGACTCCGTCGCGGAACTTAACCCAGCCGGATTCCGTCTTGGCATCCGCTTTGAGCTGAGCAACGAACGGATCCGCCACCTCTTTCAGCGCCGGGAGAACTGTGTCACGCAATCCCGTGATGATTGCTCCCTTTGCCGTCGTCGTGAAAAATTCTTTTGCCGCGTCTGCAATCTGATTCTTGAACTCTTCGATCGTCATTTCTGGTCTTCTCCTTCCTTTGATTTCACGATAATCGACTCGCCCTGCACGACGAAATCATACTTATCGCCGAACGTGAGCGTCAGGCTCTCGTATGGGCAGTTCGATTCCTTCAAGATGTCATGCATCTTCTTCCAGTCGGAGTCCGGTATTTCTGCGCCTGTGGAATTGTAGATCATGGTATCACCCTCCATCACTCGAAAAGACTATCATCGTACATCCAGTCGCCATCGACCGAGAAGCCTCCAATGTCGAGCCGGTCGGTGTCCTGCCAGATAAAGCCCTGCACGTCGTCCTGGCTTCCCCATTCGGCATTCCAGACCGGGCATCCCAGGGACGCCCAGTCAATCGGCTGGTGGTCGCCGCTAAATCCGCAGCTGTCGCTTACGCTTCCTTGCAGCCACGACTGCGACGCATATACGCCGGAGTTCAGCCCGATATTCTCGAGCCACGCCTGGCACTGGCTGGTGGCCGTCGCGCCGCTGAAATCGTAGCCATTGTTCTCTTTCCAATGGTCTGCGTCTTCCAAATCGTACAGCACCGGCAGTTCCAGCAAGACACCAGCATCGGCGATGATCTTGTTGCACTTTCTCGCATGCTCGCCTGCCGTGTCGGCGTCAAGCGAGTAGTCGTAATGGTACGCGCCGACCTTGAGCCCATACTCGTGTGCCTTGTTCACATTCCAGCGGAACTGAGAATCTTCATGACCGTTGCCCCACGAGCAACGGATGTAAACGAATTTACAGCCCATATCGACCGCGGCCTGCCAGAAGGAATCCGGCATATGGTCATATCCGTTTGGCACGTTATTTTCTGAAATATCAAATCCTCGAATCATCGTATCACTCCTTCCTCATATCGATTGCGGTCCGGCCAAGGTAGCCGATGAGACCGCTGCCGAGTGTCGTCTGTAACTCTGCGCTACCGCCACAAAAAATGGCAGCGAGTAAAGCAACGACGAGGCCGGTCCCTACAATCATATCCGTTGTGATTTTCATCCGTGCGCCCTCCCTTCGAGTGCGTCAATGCGATGATGGGCAGAGCGCACAGATTGGTCTACTTCAGCGAGATGCACCTCCAGCTCCTGCCGCTGCTTCCGGCTTTCTTTCATCTCGGCTCTCATCTCATCGATAGTTTCCTGTAGTGCTTTGATGGATGCGTTAAGGGGACGTAAGACAGCAAAGGAAAATGCCGCGCCGATAACAGCGGCGATGGCCATGATTTGTGCAAGGACTTCAAGCACGCTCATGATCTCTCACCTCCTCAGCCGAGTTCTTCATCCACCTGAAATTCTCTAATACTTCATTCATACGGCCTTCCTTTCTCACGTGCGCCACGTCCATCTGCCTTTATGAGAGTTAGATAGGCAAGCGCTGATTTTACTGACCGCTCTGCTTTGCAGTGCTTGCAGTATCCGAGGAACGACATGACAAGCGGTCTGACATCCTCCACTCGTATATAGCCGTGCCGGTACAGATATGAGATATTTTTGAATCTGATTTTTGCCGCTTTGATATTCCGCTTTCTCGGCAGTATCTTGTCGCTGAAAATCCGATAGCCGCAGAAATCCGTACCGCGGCTCGCTGGAAATATCTGTGTCTTCGGATTCAGCTTCAGTTTCGCTTGTGTCTCCATATACCAGCGGATGTCCTGGAGGGCACTGCGTAATTCGTCTTTGTCGTCCGAGACGATGATGAAGTCGTCCATGAAGCGCAGATAGAATCGCATCCGCCGATCATCTTTCATCCAATGGTCGAAGCGCGACAGGTAGCAGTTTGCGAATGTTTGGGAGGGAAGCGCGCCAATCGGCACGCCTTTTCCAGTATCGCCATTGTAGCTGTCGATGATGGCATCTATCAGATGCAATACACGCGAATCTTTGATTGTCGCGCGAACGGTTTCTTTCAGCAGCGCATGATCAATGGAATCGTAATAGTGGTGAATGTCGCATTGAAGAACATAAACCTTGCGGCCACGGCTGCCAGCTCTGCGGATGAACTGTTGTACGCGCTGCACGGCCTTATGCTGCCCTTTTCCTTGACGGTTGGAGTACAGATCGTAAATATACTTCCGTTCAAAAAGCGGCCTGACAACCGCATCGATGGCGTGATGGGCGATGCCGTCACGAAACGACGGGGCATTTATTCGCCTCCTCTTGACTTCCGTCCGACACTCGAAGGAGTAATACTGGCCAGGCTTCCATGTGCCGTTCTGCATTTCACGTATGATGTCAGAGATGATCATCTCGATGCGCGCTGCTGCCGCCATTGCTTTGTAAGCATATCGCTTGCCGCGCCGCGCTTCCCGAAATGCCATATAGAAGTTCTCCAGCGATACGATGTCATCAAACAGGTCATCATATCTAACCATTCACTACGCATCACCTTTCTTTCAAATGCCGCGCTACATGACATAGCGGCGCGGCATTTCGTACATGTTTTTCCTGCCTCTCAGCTCGGAATGGACAAGACTCCCAAATATTTTCGAGTGCTGGAGGGCGTTGCTATGCAGCGCCGACTTCTGACTCATGACGTTTCATATTTGCCAGGCGGAAGCCGTTGTTCGCATTCGCGTTCCCGGTGTTCAGATTCCACATAAACGGACCGCAGTACCGGAGCGGGTTGTTGAAGCTGCCATAAAAAGCCTTGCCCAAATGCTATCATCTGCTCGATTGGCTGAAGTGTTTCACCAGGCCACCGAGTATTCTTCCTGCCTCGTCAATATGGCCGATCCATACTTGTCGCCTATGCACGTTGATGTACTGGCACTGATACGCCAGCCTGATTAAGTCCCGCAAATACTCAAGCTCGATATCGATATTTTGTAGCGATGTTTTCTTCGCGTACTTCTTTTCCATACCGATAATCAGGTGCATCGCTATCCTTTCAGATTCCTTGATGGATGACACCAGCTGATATTTTTCCGATTTTGGAAACTGCTTCATCACTTCATGGCTGTAGGACATAATTTCAAGCATTTTCACTCGAAGCATGAGTGGATTTTTCGCGCCCTCTAATCTCATCCTTGCATTAATGATTTTTGTCACCATCCTTTCGACCGACGCTACCGCGTCGGCTTCAGTTTACAGCCTTTCAGTTCACAGTTTACCGTTCGAAGCTCCCCGTCAGTCCGCATAAGCGACCTCATCCGAAACCGTTCCATACTTTGCCAGGCGGAAGCCGTTGTCCGCATTCGCGTACCCGGTGTTCAGATTCCACATAAACGGACCGCAGTACCGGAGCGGGGCGTTGAAGCTGCCACTTGCCCAAAGCTGCGTTTGTGGACGATAGTTGATATTCGATGCGGTTCCCCACATGTTTTTCGGGCGCCACCAGGCGCCATCATGAAGACTGCCACCGGTGTTTTCATTGTTCGTGTTTCCTGCGAGGACGGACGGGCAGAAAATATCCTTGAGGTTGAATTTCTCCCCGGATGCATCGGAGAAGGATTTGATATAGCCGTATTTTCCCGTCAGGCCATTGGCACCATTTTCGGTCGCGTCTGCTGCTGGGAACTTTACCCCCGTCTCGACATACGTCCCGTCCATGCGGTTAGAAAAAATGAGAAGCTGACCGTTCGTGTCCGTAGTCACGCCGTCGACGCTTTCCCAGCAATTACCCCACCATTCGTGCAAGCCACGCCAGACGGCATCGGTCGCGCCGGTCTTTTTCGTGTAATCGTCACCATATGGATTGTTCGTTGTCCATGAATGGCCGCCATGATCGACCGTATTCCCTCCGCCAATGATGTTCACGACATCAGAGCGGCCGTACTCGAGCAGCATGAGGATGGCAACCGCTTCACGTTCGTAGATGTTCTGCAGATGCCATCCCGCCTGCTCGTCCGTTCCCGTATTGCGTGCCTTGCAGGCGGTCGACGCTTCTTCCTTGAAGATGTAGTTCCAAACGTGTACGTTCGGCAGAGAACATGCTTTGATGCCCGTCAGGACGCGCTGCTTCCCTGTGCTGTCCCAATGATCGCCGTTCGGATAGCCTTCCATCGATGCTTCATAAGCACCCATATAGAAGCCGTCCATGACTTTGTTCTGGTAGACGAATGCTGGATGGATATGAAATCCGGCGCGGGGATAGGGCGTAATCCAGATGCAGCGCTTGCCCGCATTCTGCGAAGAATCAGGTCCGTTTGCAACCTTGATGTAGAATTTCGGAATAAAAACCATTGCCTGCCCGTCAAGCGTCACGGCCTTGATTTTGCCGTAATCGTACACACTCTTCAAATCCTGTGACATGCTTATGCCTCCTTTTTGCGTTTGTCGATGACTGCCTGGACATAAGGCTTGAACTCATCCGGCACGTCATCCATCGTAATCAGGCTTTCATCGACCATGTCGGCATATACCGGCGCGATGGCTTTGAAAAACTGCTCGTCCATTACTTAGACACCTCTTTCTTCAGCGCCATCACGGTCATGGAGAGCTGCGTGATGGCTTTCTGCAAAGACTGCACTCTCGTATCCTGGCTATCGTCCTTCTCCTGCTGGCTTTTTGCCTGCGAGCTTACAGGCTTTATGATTTTCATGCCCATAATACTTCCTCCTTATGCTTTCTCGGCCCATCCGGCGGTGACGCCATAAACCTCGTGACTCTCGGCCACCCAGTGATACGACGCTTTGATTTCCGTTCCCTTATCCGCAATCACCGTCAGGACGTGGGTATCATCGTTATATGCCCATGTACCATTGCAGATGATCGTATCTTTTCGCGCAGCATGCGGCAGCTTGAAGACCTGCGTATCACCCGTAGCCATGCCCAGCACCGTATCTGTGACATCACCCTCTGGGCGCTCAAGCACGAACTTGATGGCGGTAATCGTCTTATCAGTATCTGCATCCGGCAGCGTGTACTGATAGCGTGAGGCGTAAACACCGGCATCAGAGTCGTACACTTGGCGTGATACCAGCTCCATTTCCTGCCAGGACTCATCTTCCCAGCCATATTCGTAGCTTGCTGTCACGGCAATGCCTTTCGCCGCCGTGAAGGTAATCTCGTTCGTCTCTGTGTTGTAGGCAAAGCCATAGTACGGCACACCGTCGAGCTGGATGGCGATGGAATTGTGGTTGATATCAGTGTCGCTGAGCGCTACTGTCTGCTGGTTTCCGTCGCCCGTGCCGATGGAAAGCATCTCGCGCGTCTTCGGCTCCGTGCGGAATGCGGCGTATGCCTTGATTTCTGCGTCCTGGAGTTTCTTGTGCTTGATGAGCGCCTGCGCGAAGCTCACGCCGATATGGCCCGTCTCTTCCGCAAAGTGCAGCGTCCGCGTGATGATTTCTGCCGTGCTGCCTGATACTTTTGCCATCGATGCATTGTAGACGATGGTGATTCCTGTGACCTGTGCCGTCTCACTACCGATAGAAGTCACGGCATAATGTGCCTTGAACTGCACGAGGGACGCTTTCTTTGCCGCCACATCAGAGAGCGCCATATAGTCAGACCAGCTGCCTCCGTTATACAGCCGTGCCGTCACAGCTACGGACGCTTTCCCCGTTGTTTCGGTATTCGCGTTTGCTGATACGATGCTGACGGCATTATTAGACAGCTTGTAGATGGGAGAGTCTTCATCGTATTCGTAGGATTCGTTCGCGGACGTCATCTTCACGCCGATCTTGAGTGTCGGGACGGTTGTTGCCGTTTCCTCCGCCTTGATGGCTACGACAGGATACACGGTCTTTCCCACCCACTCAGGGATAGACTTCACAGCAGCAAGTTCGGCCGTGGTATTGCCCTCAGACAGTACGCTGTCCACTGTGATGTTCTGCGTTTCAAGCGCTGTCACGGTTGCTTTACCGCTCTCGTCGACCGTCAGCTTGAAGTATTTCATCACCGTTTCGCTGTCACTTGCTGCTGTGTTCTGTGTGCTCGTCGTCGCGTCAAGCTCTGCCTTCGACTGGTAAGAAAATACGACGCGTCGATCTGTCCCTGTCGGCTGGATGCCAGCAATCTCGAAGCCGTCAACACTCGCCGCATTCGTCATGGCAAGCGGCGCATTGTCGCGATACAGCGCTGTTCTGTAATAGATATGATCTGCCATTATGCGTTATCCCCCTTCTCGTCGATGACTGCCCAGGTGCCGTTTCCGCCGCCCTCCTGCACGAGTGCGACGCCGATGGCATGGTTGTGCGTGATAGATGTATCGAGCGTCATGTAGCCCGCTTCGTCAAACTTCGTATCGCCCGTCAGCGCGAAGTTGTCCGCCTTGTCAAGCGTGGATTCCAGGCTGATAGTCGACTGAACGGATGCGCTCTGCCCGCTCCATACAGTCGATGACTTCCATGTCAGCCCCTTGCGGTCGCTTGACCCATAAGCCTTGCCATCCGAGATGCCGACCGTGCTGCGGTAAATCATCGTGTTCGCAATGGTATACGTATTGACGATGTTCTCTTTCGTCATGATACGGTAGATGCCGTCAGCGGTCTTGATGCAGGATTTCACCTGGATAAGTTCCTGATGCACGCCATCTGTGAGCCAGTATTGGCCACCTTTGTAAAAGCCGTCCAGATGTTCTACGCCGATGGTATTCGATCCTGCTGTGACCGCCGTTACCGGCACCTGGAAAACATCCACTTGATCGGGGTCTTTGAAGTCCTCTGCAATCAGCAGGTTACTATCCGAGCATTCGTTCTCGGCGAGCATCTTCAGCATGATGTTGCTCATCTCGTCTTCAATCTGCGCAATCCTGCCACGCATGATAGGCAATGTCGTAGCACTGTCGCCAAGGATCGCCGTGCGCGTGTCATCAATTGAGATTGGATGCAGATGGTTGTCGTGGTTTTTCTGTGCCCAAAAGAAATCCGGCGTGTCTGGCTGCTGGATGGTCGTCTTGAGCGATGGCGCGTTCGGGTGTGGGTTCGCGCTGTCGCGGTGCGCGTAGAAATCGACGCGCGTGATGTACGCGACATCACCGTTGATGACGGCCGTCACATTCTCGGCCTGGTCAACCACAGTCACGACGTCGTAGATGAGATTCCAGACCTCGCTCGCACCACCAGCAGGGACGTACTCACTATCGTCACCCGTGTTGCGGTATGCGTAGAGCACCTCCGTCTTTGTCTCAGGATCCTGCGCGAAGATGCCGACCTCGCGGGCGAAGAAGCCCGATTTAAGGTCGTCGTTCTTGAGCTCCGTCTCCATGACTGTCGTGCCGACGCCCGTAATCTCGATGGATTTAATCGGCAGGTTGAGCTTCGGTGCAATCATCTTCGTGAAGTCTTTGATGACCGCTCCGTCACTGAGCTTGCCGTCGCCCATCGCGACGCGCGTAAACTTGAGCTCTAGCCCCGTCTGACACTTCGCCAGCAGGTTCAGGCCCTGCGTCGTAAGTGTCGTGCTTCTGATGTCACTCATTATTTCTCCTCCTTTGATACCTGAATAGTGATGCGCCCTGTCCGCAAGATGACGCGCCCGCTGCATGGCTCTATGCTGCTCTCAGGCGGCGCAGCTGGGCCGATGCGCTTACGTCCGATGGTCGCCGATGCAATGCCGATGGCTGACATGCTCTCCGCCGCACTTGGCGCGGGCAAGCCGATGTGGCGTCGACCATAAGTAAGCGTTGAGAGACCGATACGGTGACCTGTCCCCGCTGGATACAGACGGCTCTCATGAGCCTGCCCTCTATCCTCCGGATTGTATGGGATGCGCACACGTCCGATGCGGTACGCGAGTACACCCACACGCTGCGGAAGCATAGACAGTGGCGGCTCCTCGCCCGCCCCGATGCGCATGCGGCCGGAGCGAAAGTAGCAAACGCCCGAGCGAGCATTGATATTTGCATCGTCCGGCGGCGGAATGCGGATGCGCTTGCGGCCTAGATGGCAGTCAGCGAGGCCATAAAAATGCCGAACGATATCTATATCCTTGTCTGGATGCAAATCAACCGTGATCAAGCCGATAGCAAGGTGTGACGGCTTGATTGCGCGAAGATCTTTTATCATCTTGAGCAAATTGCGCCTCACATCCTGATGGATATATACAGAAAAGGCACCCTCGGCATACGTCTCATCGATGTCTGCAAGGATACCCCATGAGTTTTGTATATAATTTTCAAGCCATCCAGGGCTTATCGCCGCTCCAGACGCTTTCTTTCGGTATAGGCGAGCCCGCCGCTCCTCTATACTCAGACTATCATCCGGCTTAATGCTGTATTTGTATTCCTGTGCCTCGATTCCCCAGGTGACGGTTTGTGTGAAAGCCTGCTCTGGCATCTCATGGACGATTTTCCATGCATCATCAATCTCTCGCCCCATGACTTCATAGATCCATTTAACGACATAGGCGTTCGAGTAAATCGGTGATACCCGGTGCAGCATCCGTTGTGCCGTTGCTGACATTGGGAATTTATCGAGGTCGATATCACTCATATGTTGTCACCTCGATTTCCCCTGTCACAGGATATTCATGTTCTTCAAAATCGATATTACTGATATCTCCGTTCATCTTGAAGTCCTCGAAATCGGCGACACCAGTCACATCGTCGGCGAGCGTAGCGTATGTTTTGTTGTATCGGACAGGCTGCACCTCTCCGTCGCCGGCTGCGATGCTCTGATAGTACGACAGCAGGGCCACCTTGAACCGTGTTTTTACGCCATCAACCGTCGCCCCGGATGTGAGCTTTAGCTTGAAGCTGTAGTTTATCGTCACGGCTGTAGGTGCCACGACTGCAAAGTCGATAACACCAACAGGAGCCAATCTCTCCATGCTCTTTCGATCATCGAGGCTGTCAGAACCCCATATATGCCGAAAAACATTTTTCAATATCTGGTCATTTGCGGGGACGCCATTGGCATCTGCCACAACGATTTTAACGCTGTTCGGGCCATTGTAGCACGGTATCGTATGCGCGTATCCTACGCCAGCCACCTCTTTCGCCCAGCGCACATAGTCAGCATTATTGCCCGTGTAGCTGCCCCCGCGACCAGCGTTGATTTCATCGATGCGTTCGCGCAAACTGTCATCCGATTCGGCTTCCGCGCCGCCAGTGATGGCCTCCTTGTTCGTGATCTTGGTAATTCCGGTGATTGGCGACCGCATGATGGTCACGGTATCATTGGCTACATTGCTGGCAGTCCCTGCCTCGACGGCCTGCACCTCGATGTCAATACTACCGGATTCCGGAATCGTCGCATCGCTCAATGTCTCAAAATCGATTGACGCTACTCCGTCGCTGGACGGCACTGCGAAGACGAACCCCTGCGGGATTACCAGCCCTGCTTTTCCCTCAACCGTGACGTGTCCGTAGGCTTTATTTGCCTCTCGGCGGCTGATTCCTACATCATGCGCGTGCTGATCCAGCCACCTGCCGGTTGCCCACATCGGGAACATTTGTCGGAAGGTGTTCTGCAAGTAGAATTGCAGCATCTCGGCTTTCTCCAGAGCTGTCGGCATCGTCAAGTCCCAGACGATGCCCCCCTCCGTCTTGTCGATATCGAGCGGAAGATTCTTCATCATGTTCTCTTCGATGCTACGCGCTGTCACGCCGTCCAGCCATTCCGGCTGCTTGAATTCAACTAAAGACATATCAGCTACCTCCCTTCTTGGCCGTCAGTACGTGACGGATAATGTGTCTTCATCCCACTCATGCCCTTTCACGGTAAAAGTGACCTGCAGGCTGTCAGCCCCATCCCAGCTGAAACGGAAGTTGCGGACATACTCGGTTTCCTGGTTGACCATGAGCGCCTCGGTGATGGTCCTCTGGATTGCCGACTCGATAGCCTGTATATCGTTTTCTTCTCTGGCCGCCTTTACGATTTCCACGCCGATTTTATCTGAGTAGGATAGGCGCGTCCCGCGCTCTGTCACGCATTGCTTGAGGCACCATTGACAGAACGCCTCTCTTCCTTCTGCCAAGATGGGCCGATGTGTCGCATCCATGGAGATGTCGCCTTTTTCATAGTCGAAATAAAGGCTCTGCTTATAGCTTTTTCTCTTGGCGTCCTCCGCGTCGATTGCGACAGCCGGAAGGCTGAATGTAGGATAGATGCTCTCTGCCATGTCAACGCCTCCTTTTCAGCAGCCAGACTATCCGATGCGGCTGCTACTATATACCAGGTCAACGACCACTGCCTCATCCTGCACCCAGGCGACAAGAACTTTGTCGCCTGGCCGGATCCAATACATCTTCTCCGGCAGCTTGATATTGTGCGTATGCGCTCCGCCATATCCGGCGTCAGGCTGACTGTGTGCGCCATCGTTGTAGCTCTGTGTCAGCGGCACGCCAGGATCATACGTCACGGCCCGGCATACGCTGTAGTCACCTTTCGGGATGGGCCTGGGGAAAGTGTTTGTCGTCAGGCTGTAGTCGCTGTTGATGATGCCAAAATCTAGGACGAGCGGGCGCTCTCCTGTCTTCTGCATCATCCCCAGCAAGACGTTGGTCAATTTATTGGCGCCCGGGTTTCCTTTCTTGCTCAATCAATCCACCTCATCCTGTGCCCCCTCGCTCGTCTCGTCAGAATCAGGCGAGGTAGTACCTCCGCCTGGCTGTTCTTCCGATAACGTTTCCGAGCCGTTCAGGCCGTTGTCGGTCTTCGTCTCCTTGTTCTTCTCCTTGTCCTCATCTACCTCGAATGTCATCTTCTGATCCTCGGCGTTGTGCCGGATGCTCTTGATGAAAAAATAGCCCATGACCGTCCCGGCAGAAATCCGCACCCGATCGCCTTTCCGGACAAAGGGCAGGTCTGGTGCCTGGATGGAAGTCTTTCGCTTCAAAGCGCCTTTTTCTTTCAGGAGCTGCTTCGCGGCTTCTTCTGCCTGCTCCAGTGTCTTACTGCTCTGGTGCTCGACAATAGCCTGGCGGATACCGAACTCGGTTTTCCCGTTCTCGGTTGCCTCGACCTTCTGGTGACCTTCCTTGTCCGTCTTGCCAACGATGACCACGCGCGTGATCAAGCTCCCGCTGTCGAAAGAATCCTTTGCGCTGACGGTATTGTCCTGTTCATCGAAGTGGTAGACATCTTCATTTGAGCCACGAGGAATGATTTCCACCTTTCCCTCTTTTGCTCGGATGAAGTACACGCCACCGTTTTTCTTTTTTACATCGTCAAGGATCTTCTGCAACATATCGCTGACATAGCTTTTCTTGAAGACCATCTTGTTATGTGTGATGTCAGGTCCTTTATATGTGTACGGGATACCCCACTTGTCCAGGATGCTGGTAATCATCGCCTTTGTCTTGGTTCCGTCGGAGAAATAGGCAAAGTCCTGGTTCCTCCTGAGCGGCTGCATCTCGTCATAAGCCTCGATATCGAGGGAGCCGGTGCCATTGGTATAAGTTGGCGACCATTTCTTTACGGTGCCGCGGATCATTTCCTTCTGCGCGCCACCTATCGTTGCATAAACAAAGATGGGGGTTTCTGGCTGGACAAGCTGAGACATTCGCTTCCCACCGTACAGAACGTTGTAGACCTTCAGACTTATCCTCGCGGACAACTCTTTCTCCCCCTCCTCCCAGCCGAGGCCAGTTGTGACAGGAGTGATATCTAGCTGCGTACCGTCAGGCGTTATGCACACGACGCGATAGGCAATATCACGCAAATCAATCATATGCATCGGCCCCCTATACCGTAGGCAGTTTGAGCTTTGTGCCGGCCTTCAGTTCATCGACGTTCTTCACCTTGGCACGGTTCATGGCGTACAGCTCTGCCCATTTTGCTCCGCCGCCAAGCTTCTGCTCTGCAATGCTCCATAGCGTCTGCCCGACACGGCTGGTGGCCGATGTCTGCACAGGAAGTTTGGCGCGAGTGCCCAGTGGCGGGATTCCGCTCTTGCTCTGCGCGGCTGCAGCTGCTTTTTCAGCATCCACCTCCGCCACAGTCTTGACGAGCAAGTCCTCCGCTGCAATCAGGTCGATACTGTATTTCGCATCGCCCATGCCGCCCTCGTAGCTGTATGAGAACTCCTTGATGTACACATCGAGATTCACGTTCGTCTGCGTGATCAAGACATTCAGCTTGTCACCAGACTCGCGCCATGCCTGCAGCATGCCGATCAGCTCACTCGGTTCTTGCCAGTTCGCTGATTTCACATAACCAGCTTCAGTGCGCTTCTCGCCAGGGAAAATCGCAGACCAGGAAACCGCTGAGAGCCTGTTGCCCTTCGGCAGTTTGACCTCGCCGCGCTCGATGATGTTGTAGCTCTGGAACTGCGCCGCCTCTTTGACACTGATCTTCTCAGGCACCCAGGAGAGCGCGATGCGTTCCCCTGTCTCCTGATTTGTCAGATAAACATCTGCAACGGAAATCCCGCCCAGGGCTCCAACGGCCAATGTCCGCCAGACGCCTGAGAGGCCAGAGGTGGCCAATCCTCGCAGCAGGGATGTTTTCACGCTGCGGCCGCGCAGGATATTCCGCACGACTCCGTTTACATTGAATTTCACTTGACACCACCTTCTCTTATTGTGCGTTCATGATAGGCGTGTTCCCGAAGATAGAAGCGACTTTGGTGGCCAGCTGGCCGCCGATGTCATCTGCTATATCTTCGAGCTGCCCACGGATGGCCGTAGCAATGTCCTGTGGGGCCATAGACGCGCCAGAAATTGTGATTGGTATACTTACCCCTCCAAGGCTCACAGAAACGCTCACAGGCGACGCTGGGGCGCTTACCGCATTGATTGCAGGAGCCGCTGCTGGCACGACTGCTCCGCCGTCGCCAAAATCAGCAAAATCAGCTTCGTTGCCGAAGTCGACGCCCATCATGCTTGCCGCTTTCTGGAGGATGTCCAGGCCGCGGTTATGATCGTTCAGAGGGATGATCGCCTCCGGGCCGTCTTCGGCGACCAGTGCCTGATGTGGTACGTTGAAAATACCGCCTGCTGCGTGGCGCGACCCGGCCAGTCCAGTGATGGACGAGCCCAGGTCTCGAATTGCCGCGAACTTTGCCTTGACCGGACCGATGACATTGCTCTCGAACCAGCTTGCGAGCCCGCTGAAGATGCCCGTGACGGCGCTGTATGCCGCCTGGAACGCTCCCACAATGGCGCTTTCTACGCTTGACACGGCGCTGGATATTGGCCCCCATACGGAGCCCATGAACCAGCCGGCTGCCGCGCCCCATACGGCGCACACGCCATCCCACGCGGCACTCACTATGGCCTGCACCTCAGCCCAGGCTGCACTCGCAAAATCTGCAATCGGCTGCCAGACCGAGGAGATGAACCAATCGGCGAGAGAACTGAACACTCCCGTTATGCCGTCCCATGCGGCGCTAGCGGTTTCTGTGATTGCTTCCCACGCGGCAGTAGCTTCCTCAGTGATGTATGACCATGCCTCACTCAGCGCTTCGCCTACAGATTCCGCGGCGCTGCTGACGACTTCAATGAGGCCGTCCCACGCTTCACCGAGCACGCTCGTTATACCATCCCAGGCTTCTCCCGCCGTCTCCGCAATGCTATCCCAAGCCGCCGAAATATACTCTATTCCGGCATCGACATATGGCTCTATTTGTTCCCACAAAAGAGCCCCAAGGCCAACGATGAAGTTGATGACATCTTCAACGCTCTCTACAATCGGCTGCAATGCTTCACTGACAGACGAGGATATCCCGTCCCATGCTTGACCCGCGCTGTCCTTTATCGATTGCCATTCCTGCCCAGCGCTCTCAGCCATGCTGCTGAGCGTCTGGCCGATGCTGTCAGCCAGTTGACCGGCACTTTGGCTTATGCCGTCCCACGCCTGGCCTGCACCATTGGAAATCCATTGCCATGTGTTGGCTGCTTCGTCTTTGATCTGTCCCCACGCGGCACCGACCGCGCTGGCCATCTCGGAGATGTTGCCGCCAATCATCTGGCCTGCCTCGCTGCCTGCTATGCCGCCACCAATCCCACCGACGACGCCACCGATAGCCGCGCCAGGGACAGCGCCGACGCCGCCGAATAGTGAGCCGATCGCGCCTCCGGCGGCTGCACCGGCCTTGGCTCCCAGAAGACCACCGGCAAGCGCGCCGCCAGTGCTGCCAACGGATGCGCCCATGCGGTCGGTATTCTGCTGCTCGGTTCTATCGAGATAGGAGCTGTCCTGAGCGCCAGAATCGACTGCATACTGAGCTTCCTCTGTGCGTCTTGCATTGTCCTGGTAAGTGCTGTACGCGTCATATACTCCGGCTACGGCGGTGAGCGCAGCTGCGCCGCGCCCGAGCCATTTCCCCCACGCGAACTTCCCAGCTGGCTTTCCTTTCGAGCCTCCGCCTCCGCTTCCACTTGCACCACCGGCTGCGCCAGCAGCTCCCTCCGCGGCTTCTTCTGCTGGGTTGCCACCCGCGCCCGACACGCTTTTGCCATTCACGACGACGCTTGTGGCGTTGACGACCATGCTCTTGACTGCCGAGGCGGCTTCTCCTGCCGCTTTCTCGGCCTCTCCGCCAGCTTTTTTAATATCAGTTACCTTGCGTACAAAGTCTGACGCTCTCTTTGCGAGAGAGATGATCTTCAGCAGGCCACCGGCCAGCGCGCCGCCGGCAAGAAGTGAACCGATGCCATCGAACTCGAGGAATTTGTTCTTCAGCTGTGTCAGGATGTCAAGTGCCAGGCGGCCGACATCACTGATATCGAAGCCGTCCTTGATGTAACCGGTGAACTTCTCCAGATCCGTCTTCACGCCCTGTACAAAGCTGCGTATGCCATCGCCGCCCTTGCCGCTCATGATCTCGAGTTGGAAGGATTCCCACACCGACGACAACGCCTTGAGGTCGCCCTTCAAGTTGTCGTTCATGGTCGCGGCCATCTTTGCGGCTGCGCCGTCTGCGTTGTAGATCGAATCCGTCAGTTTATCGAAGTCCGAGTCTGATGCATTGACGATTGCCAGGAAGCCACTCATCGCCTCCTGCCCGGCGATGCTCGATGCCATCTGCGCTTTTTCCGCCTGTGACAGACCGCTGAACTTCGAGCGCAGTTCTTTCATTGTCTGCATGAAAGGCTTCATCGTACCGTCAGAATTGCGGACGGATATCCCCAAAGCCTCGAGGGCCTGAGCTGCGTCTTTCGGCGGATCAACCAGACGTGTCATTGTTGCACGCAAGGCTGTGCCTGCGTCGCTGCCCTTGATGCCGGCGTTTGCCATGAGTCCAATAGCTACAGCAGTATCTTCTGCGCTGTAGCCGAGCGCGCCCGCAATCGGTGCGACGTACTTGAAAGTCTCGCCCATCATGCCCACATTCGTGTTGGAATTAGAGGATGCTGCGGCGAGTACGTCAGCGAAGTGAGCCGAATCGCTCGCCTTGAGCCCGAAGGCTGTCAGCGCATCCGTCACGATGTCCGAGACTTTGCCGAGGTCTTCACCAGAGGCTGCTGCGAGGTCCATGATGCCGGAGATGCCGGAGAGCATGTCGTCCGTCTTCCAGCCAGCCATAGCCATGTATTCCAACGCCTGGCCAGCTTCTGTTGCCGAGAATTGTGTTGCTGCACCCATTTCTTTCGCCTTGGCAGTCAATGCCTCAAACTCAGATCCGGATGCGCCGGAGATGGCCTGCACCTTCTTCATCTGGGCTTCAAAGTCCATGTAGGTCTTGATGGTGTCGTAGATACCATACCCGATGCCAGCCCCTGCCATCATCTGCACCCCCATGCCGGTTACACTCTGGACAGCTCCAGATACGGCACCGCTCGCCTTTTCCTTGATGGTATCTTTAGCGGCGATGGTGACAGTCCATGCCTTGCTGGTCAACGCCATAAGCCGTGCCTGCGCCTCTCGCACCTTGGCGGCGCTTCGGTCGACTACTCCGATGGTCGCGTTATATGCTCGCCCTGTGATTCCGTGCAGGGTCGCTCGTATGCGGCTACCTGCCGGCGTCACACGGTCAATCGCGCGGATGGCCACTTCGTAGTCAGGTCGCGCCAGTTTAGAGAGACGCGCCTGGGTTTTCTCGATGGCCTTATCGAAGCTCCTCAGACTGTTCTGCGCTTTCTCAAGACCAGGAGCGACCTTATCGTGCGTCTGCACGGTTATGTCTATGACATGTTCTTCATTGGACAATCAGCACACCTCCTTCCTCAAAAATCGTTTATCTATCTTGATTTTCCGCCTCCAGCTGCGCGGCAATGCTCGCGCGGATGAACATCTTGACCATTGGCGGCTTATTTTCATATTCATCCGGCGTTATGTGCAACCTCTGCAAGATCTGATGCAGCATGGTCAGACGCCCGCCGGACAGGATCAGTTTTTTGTGGTTTCCTCCAGCTCGTCTCCGTAGCCGGAGATGGCATCGATCTGCTCGACAATCTTGTCCTTTTCACCGGACTTGAGAATCTTGTCGATAGCGTCGACGCCGGAAGCTACGTTCAGCTTCTCCCATGCGGCCTTGTTGTCCCAGATGTCCTTGCGGTCTTCTGGGGCAGTGGCCTCATAGATGAGCTGGCTGCGGAAGCGCACGGCGTTGGTGGTCTCAGGGACTTTCACGCCGATGCGCTTGTTGCGCACGTACTTCGTGTTCTTATCGCGGCACCGCGTATACTGCTCTTCAGAGAGCGGACGGATGCGGAAGGAAAAGAGCACGGTGTTGTCGCGGACGATGCGGATCTTGAAAGTCTCCGCTGCATCATTCTGGTAATCTGCCGCTTTCAGGATGGCCGACAGGATATCGCCCTCGTATTCCTTGAGAGCTTCCTTGTCGTCCTGCTTGTTGATTGCAACTTCTTCGACCGGGTCAGCGGCTTCCCGGAGTCTGCTGTCTTCTTTTACTGCCATGATGGAATTCCCCTTTCATGCACATCTTCTTGGTACGGCTTACGACGAGTAGCTGAGCAGCTTCTGCAGCTCGGGCGGACGGTTGACGAACATCGACCACTGTCGCTTGATCAGATCGCCGACGGACGCATTCTGCAGGTCGATGTTGCCGGACGGCACGCAGTCACGGTAGATCATGCGCTCCTCTGAGCCATTGCGGCCTTTGATGACGCCCTGGAACGTCCAGTTCGGCATCGTGCCAGTTGTCATATCGTTAAACATCTCCTGGATGAAGCGCTCATCCTCGATGACAACCTCTGTGGCCGTCAGCGTCACGGAGTAGGACTGGAACGCCTCATGCTCCTGTGCGTCACCGAGCGGCTGGTATTTCGCGTTCGTGACATTGACCTGCCCCTGGAACGTCTCAACCGTGGCCAGGAGCGTGCCGTCTTCATCGAAAAGCAGCGCATCCTTGCCGGTGAATACTCGGCGGACGTCTGCAGGTCCTCTGTTATTCCACATCGTTCATTCCTCCTTAGTTGCTCGTGGACGTGGACGTAGTGGTATCTGCTGCGAAGCGGAACTGATACGTCAGATAGATCTTCTCCGCGCTGTCGATGTCATCGATAGCCAGCTTGAACCACGCCGAATCGCCCTGAGCCGGATTGTCCGGATCCTCGTAGACCGTCGAACCGAGCATGAGCTTCTTCTCACCGACCATCTCGTTGATGACCTTCTGAGCTGTGGCCATGATGGTCTGGCGGCCGTCCGTATCGTTGTTGACATTGCCGACCAGCTTTTCGCAGGAGCTGTCGACGCGATCCATGAGCTCGAAGCGCGTTTTGGTGCGGCGAATCTTCTTCCAGCCTTCATCCATGGTGGCGTCCGGCGTCACCAGCGTGTTGATGGCGCTGTCAATCCACACCTGATCGTCATCGTTCATCGTCAGAACGAGGCATCCTTTGCCTTCGGCCTTGATGACTTCGCCATTCGTGAGCGGCTCAGTGAGCTTCACGGCGTTCGTGATTACGTTATGCGTGATGCTGGTATTGGACTCAAAGGTTGCGACCATACCGCCGATGCGGGCGGCGGCCGGCCATCCATCGTAGCGTGTGTCGTCGCTGCCGACCCAGCCGTTCAGGACGTAGACAATCTTTTCGTCATTGTACGATGCCGCCGTGGTCATGCGCTCCGTGAGGTCCTGCGAGCTCTTGCCGGCAAGGACGGCAAAGCCAAGATGGCCGGTCTGGTAGCTCTGAACGACGAAATTCTGGAGGAGCAGCTGGACGGCTGCGTCATCCGTGTCAGCCATGATGGCATTCCATTTGCAGCGCTCCAGTACATCCGTGCCTTTCTCGTAGTTCTCTGTCTTGACGGTCGGGTTCTTGCCGCCAGTCATGGCCTGCTGCGTGACATTCGCGAGCGGGCCGGTTGCCCCATCGGCAACCTTGCAGACGAAATTCTTCGATGCTGCCATGGCTTCTGCGAGGTTCTGCGGCTCTGCAGCGCCTGCATCGAAGGTGAAAGACTCGAAGATTTCCGTTCCATCGTAGATGGTGACCATGCGGCGCTCAGTAATCAGGTTCGTCCGAACGGATACGGTGAAGGCTCTTGCACCGGGATAAGCTGCCGTAATGGTGACGGCTTTCTTCGGTGTATCCTGCGCATCATTGAGGTCAATCGTTGCCGCTGCACCATCGTCGCCGCCAATACGCACGGCACGGATGGTCGTAGCACCGCCTTTATACGCCTCCTTGATGAGCTTGGTGCCCTCAGCCGTGCCATAGTAGTCGGCAATGTTGTTCTGCATGGTAGAATCCATGTCAAATTCTTCATTCAGCGGGCCCCAGTCAGACTGGAAAAGAACTGCGGCCACACCATTCACGGCACCTGCAGTTTCAACACCACCGGAATTTTCGCGGCGATAGTACACGCCGGGGCGCGTCTTCTTTTCGCCGATCGTAAAAATACCGCTCATTTCGTTCCACCTCTCTTAATCGATCGTTTTGTTGCGGAAATCATGCACGATTTTCACGGCCTCTGCCTTGGTTGCCCTGTCTTTCTTGGCGTATTGGAACGCCGCCAGAACCGTATAATCGCGAGTGCCAGGACCGAAGAGTTTCTCCGCCGCCTGGGCGAACTCCTGAGCCGTGTAGATTTCCGGATTCTGCACCGCAGTCGGCGTAGGTGCCTCTGCCTGTGCTGCCTTATCAGTATCTGCCATTTTTATCTCCTCCTTTATGATCCAAGCCGCATGCCTGTCATCGTATGCGCATATTTCGGGCGGCGCAGCAGGCCGTACTGCACGGAAATCTGCAGCTGGCCCTGCAGCTCATCCGCCGCGGCATTCCCCCGGATGTTTTGGATGAACATCGGGGAGCCGTCCAGCATGGTAATCTCCGTATCGAGCGCGAGGCTTTGAGCGAATTGCTCAATCCATTCGCACCGGTCTTGAAGCTCCGGCGCAAAGAAATGCGCGCAGAGAATCGCATTGATCCACGTCACTGTGTTGGTCATCCGATCGATGCTGCTGGAGACCTTGCGGAAGTCTACGGCTGGATGCTCGCGCGTAGGCACAAGGTAATCGTCGCACTCCGCCTTGCTGACAATCGTCAGAGACTTGTCCCACTCCCGCGCATATCGGTTGATGGCCGCCACGGGATCCGGGTCACTGGTCTCAAGCCCTGGGAAAGACACAAGATCAAAATCCGCTGTGATGCCAACGAGAAGCGGTACCTGCTGTTGTGCGCTCTGTGCTTGGAAGGGCATAGACGTATTCCATACCGCAGCAAACGGCGGGGCTCCCTTCGGGTAAAAGAAAAGGCCGGTCAGCGCGCGTCGAATCAGCGGCTCGAGTTCCTCCGGCATTATGCCTGTCTCTGAGCATGTGATATCGACATGCAACTTGCCTGCCGTGTCATGTTCTGCTTCAGCATGTTGTTCGATGGTAAATTCGATGCGTGGGTACTGTGATTCGCTGTCCCAGCCGTCATCTGTATCCGACGGGGCCATTTGGTAGAACACTGCCGGCTTGTCCGCATACCTTGCCAGTGTCGCAGAGATACTGGCATCCTCTACCATCTTGCGCCGGATCAGCTCATTCGCCGTCGCCACTCGCCTCGCCACCTTCCTTTGCGTATGCACCTGCCATAGGCTCTTTGCCGATGGTCGCAAGGTCTCCCGAATACATCACCGACCACTTCCCGTCAGCAACTTCCTGCGCCTTGACCTCGTAGTAGCAGGTGGCCGTGTGGACACCTGGGAGAAAGACGGCCTGTATCGTCGAATCCGTGACGGAAACGACGAGCCCGTTTCTCGGTTCCGGCCATGTATGATACTGCGCACGGATAAAGTCACGCTGCTTGATGGCGGTCTTGTCAAAGACTGGGGCCGCCGCGCTGCTGATAAGTGCCACGATACCGCCTCCTACGAAATATAATGCTTGCCGTAGATCCGGATGATCTTCGGCTTGGCATCATCAATGATTTTCTGCTTATACGGGCGGGCAGCCATCTTGCTGGTACCCTCGTCGAGGTAATCGGAATATGGCATATCACTCTTGATGCGAGCGGTAATCTGCACGCCGTCCGCCGTGCCTTTTGCCAGACTGTATTGCCGCCATTTTCGACGCAAGTCACCCAGTCGCACGGCCGGAGTCTCTCCAGGTGCCGATGCGACATAGGTTCCTTTTTCATTCGGCAGACGGTATGTACGGCCGTGGCCAGTCCCTCCCAGTACATCCAGCGCAGAATTTCGGAGAGTGTTCGTGGCCCGACGTGCCCTGGAGCGTGCCTGCTTGTTCATGCTCTGCACGACCTCGTCCATCTCGACTTTCAGGTACTCTGCTTCTTCCGCAGCGCTGCTTGTCGTATGCTTAGGCATTCGTGTCACTCCTCTCCTCTGCGAAAATCTGAGTGAATATGCTCAGAGCCCCGATATTATCAATGCCCTGCACATAGAAAGACCGGCCGCCTAAAACGAGGCGGTCGCCAATCTTGGCTGGGCACCGCCCGCCTTTCATGACGATCGTATGTGTGACAGGGTGCTGCAGCTGCTTCCATCGCTCGATTTCCAAGGCTTTGGCCTCTGCCAGCACACCCTTCAGATGGTTTCCGGTCGGCTGGAACATGACGGCTTTTCGGCCGGCTTCAGTTACCGTCTGCGTTTTCCGCTCGACGACAAAATCACGGCTCAGTAATTCCGGTCTAACGTACATGCCTCACGCCCCCTCACGCTTCCTTCTGTGCGGCGGTTGTTGAGCATCCCTTCGAAGAAGTACGACGGGCCTTTCTTCTTCATCGCAGCGTCTCCCGGCACAGTGCTGGCCGCTTCGGCTTCATTCTTCAGCTCCTCGTAGAGCGCCTTGAAATGAGCATAGCGCTGATCGAGCCAGAGCTGCATCACGCCCACCTTGGTGTCAGTCTCATAGGCGAAACGGTGCAGTACACTTTTGACAAGCTCAAGTTTTGCACGCTTCCAGCGTGGGTAGATCTGCAGCATAGCCTCGATTTCTTCGTCGCTGAAATATGCCGTCTCAGCTCCGCCGTCGGTCATGACATCCCCCAGCTCAAATCGCATTCGATCCTTGCCTGGCTCCGTCAGCTTTGTCGGGTCATAGGTATATGCTGTCTCGCTCATGTTGCCTCACCTTACTTCTTGGCTGTGGATTTTGCCGCATCTGCCTTGGCCGGCGCATCTTCTGTGCCTTTGGCCGCAGCTTTCGGCGGATCAGAAGGCTCCTCATCCAGCTTGGCGATGATGCCCATGTTGATGAGGGCCCGTTCTCGCTTGGCCAGGACAATCCCCGCGGGGATTGTGTCTCCTGCGCAGTAGTCCTTGGACCCGAAACGGACTGCCCTCAGGGCCTTAAACGTCGTTGCCATATGGCATCCCTCCTCAGCCTACGCAATCCGTGAAGTACATGCCGAGATCCTGCGCGCAGATATGCATATCCGTCGAGATGAGTCCCTCCACGTACTCTGTGTGGGTGCCGTTCTCGCCCTCAAACTGGTCGGTAGCGATGTAGTTGCCGTTGCCGAGCATATCCCAAGCGAAGATGTAGCCTGCGGATGGTTCGTCAATCTGCGGGCTCGGTGTCGTGTAGCAGAGCAGCGCGCCCTTGCTGTCGCAGATGTACTGCATGTCTGCATCCTTGCCGGGTCCAGCCGCATTGTACGTAGAGTCGAGGACAACGACCTGCTCGACTCCGAAGAGCTGAGCCAGCACCTGCTCCGTCACGATTGCCGGATTGGCCGTCGTGCCCGTGTATTTCACGCGCTCTACGATGTCCGGATGGTTCTGCAGCGCCGTAAAAGCATCAACGCCGAGTGCGAGCTTGTTCGGCTTGCGGCGGCCTTCACGTGCCATCTCCTTCTTGCGATCGGCGAAGAAGGAAACCGGATCGAAGTTGGCGTCATCAAAGCGCAGGAACTTCTTGTTCTTGGTATCAGCTGCAGCAGCACCAGTCCATTCATTGTTCCAGACGCCTTTGTGGAAGAAGTTCTTGGCGAACAGGATGTCCTGATGCAGGTTCATCTGCTCGACCGCGAAGCGGACTTTCGCACGGCGCGGGTCAATGGCGCCCGGTGCATTGCTGCGCTGGTAATTGAGCGCATCGATCTGGTCGATGCCGACGATAATCTGATCCACCTGGCACTTGTAGGTGTCATCCGTATGGCCCATGATTGCCGGAGCGACCTTGCCATATGCCGGCTTGCGGCTGACATTATCACGCGCAAGGTCGCCCTTGTCGAACGTGTAGAAGAAGCTGGAAGAAAGAGCGACCGGGCAAATCGGAAAGAGCTGCTTGGCTGCGTATTCGCCCTTCTGGAAGTACGCCATGCTCATGTTGGTGAGGTACTGGTTCGGAGCCCAGCCCTTGGCGATTTTAGTCGCAATGCTTGCATTCGTTTTCATATCGGTTATCCTCCCTTATCCTCAAGCCGTGGCCGTTGCGTAGCCAGACTTCGTGATCTGTACCTTGACAGTTTCACCCTCCGCAGATGCTGCCTCGAGTGCGACAGCAAGGACGAATTTACCGGATGCGGCCTTCACCGCGTGGCCGGATGCATCACTGGCCAGCAAGTCGCCCACAGCGAATGCGCCGCCAGAAGTCCATACACCCTGTTCCTTGATTTGAACCGTCACATCCTCACCGACGGCGAGCTTTTCGTCCGTTTCCGCGACCGTCAGGCCAAGCGGTACAGCTGTGTCAGTTGCCGGGATGAGCTTCCCGTCCTTGTCAAAAGCAAGCGCCATGAAAGGACCTGCAATCACTGCGCCGGCTTCGGCCGTGAAGGTCGCGCTATCATTGATGGTCGTGCCATTATACGTTTTAGCCATGTTCATCTTCCCCCTTTAGGTTTAGTTGGCGTTCTCATACTCATGAACGAGATTTGGATTCTGCTGGCAGGCGAGGTCGATGGACTCGTGATATTCCATCGTCGGCTGCGCCTTGCGGATGTCCGCGGCCTTCTTCTCAATCTGTGCCCAGGCACTGCCGTTCTGGCCAGCTACGCCGCGCTTGCCGATCTCTCCAAACATGCCGGATGCTTTCGTGGCCTCAACGGCCTGATCCAGAGCATTGATGGTTGCTTCGTAGCCCTCCGGACTGTTCTTCTTCAAGTTCTTGAGTACCAGTGCCAGCTCTTCCGGCTTCTTGCCGAGAATCTCGTACTTCTTAGCAATTTCCTCCATCTCGTGGTTCTCAGCCGCTTCGGCGCGCTTCTGCAGATCCTGCAGGACATCGCTGACTTCCTTCGGCAAGGACTTGAGTGCCTCCGTGAGGCGGTCGCTCGGCGATTTTTCGCCAGATTCCGGGGCATGCTTCTCGATGCCAGCCTCGTCGGCCGGCTGGATGTCTTCGGGCTCGCCGGCCTTCTTGACGATAGCGTTATAGAATGCCAGCTCCTCCGGCGTCAGTTTGCTCTTGTTGATTTTCATGTCTGGTTCCTCCTCCGCTTTCTTTACCTTGTTCTTCTTGGGCGGCGTGCTGCCGCCAGCAGAGCCGTCCACTTTCTTTGGTGTACTCTTGGGCGTGCCATCCGGGTTAGCCTGATCCGGCTCTACATCATCAGCCTTGGCGCACGGCTTGCCGGCCGCTTTGAGAACAGCTTCGGCGCGCTCGACGGCGAGGCTCTTCTCAAGGTCCGAGACTTCCGCCTTCTGCGGCGACAGCATCGCCATTTTCCCAGCCGCCCACTGATCGATGCATGACTTGCAAATCGCAGAGAACTCGTCCACGCTCTGCTTCATGAGGGCGGCCTTATCCGTCACCTCGTCATCGTCCAGGATGGAGCGCAGGCTTGAGCCGAGCGCATCGGTGATGTCCCACACCTGACTGAAGATCTTTCTCTGCATCATGGCACCTACCATCGTGTTGAAGGTCTGTGCGTCTCCGCTATCCTTGGCAATCGCCTGGATGCCTGCCGCCGTCTCACTCTCCGAGATGCCGAGGCGCTTGGCCATCGTAGAAATAAACTTCTTCACGGGATTGCTCACTTTCTCACCTCCTTTCGTAGGGTCGCGCTTGAACAAGGTAATGTTGGCTCGCTGGTTTGCTCCTGCATCCACGAAATCGACTTTCGTGATGGTCAGGTCTTTGACGTTGTTCGCCTTATTCTTAGGCGTTTTCATCGTTGCCATCGTGCAGCTCCTTTCCGTTTTCAGGCATGAAAAAAGGAACTTGCATAAAACGCAAATTCCTTTTCAACCTGTATGTATTTATTGCTTCTGCCGTGAGAACCGCTGACTACTCGAGCGGTTCCTCTGCCGCAGCTGCTTCCTCTGCCTGCGCCTGTGCCGCAGCATTCGCCTGGGCGTATGCCTCTGACACGACCGGATCCACACCGTCGGTATTGCCGCCCTGGTCGGTCGGCTCGCGAATGGCCTTCCCCTCAATGGAGAACATGGGGTATTCCCCGGACTTGACCTTTTCCCACACATCGTCATCTGTGACGTAGAATCCGATCCACCAGCCTTCCGGCAGCGTCCCTTCCGGAATCCCCAGGGCGTCCATTTTCTCCTTCGTGAAGACGACGCTCTCGACGAGCACGGCACAGCCGCCTCGCTCGTGCATCTCGCCGCCCTCACGATACAAGCGGACAAAATCATACGCCGCTGTCTCGAGAACTTCGATGGGGACGATATCACCCTGCCAGTCCTGCAGGTTTTCTCCCTGCTCATTGGCCGACACATTTGCCCAGCCGAAGGCCAGACGCTTTTCATCGTTCGCCTTCGCGATCCGGAACGTCCCATGCACAGCGGGCGGCTCGGCTGGTTGGCTCTTTATCAGGTCACTGAATGTCTGCAATGCTCTCACCTCCTTGTCTCGGCAATAGAAAAGGCACCGCTCATGCGATGCCCTGCCTTCTCAGCAAAAATTGATATTATTCCCTCCGAAATGCCGCCGATACCACTCCCAGAGGTCATCCGTAGTCTCGCATACCTCGGCGATATCATCGCCATTTGCCACGGTGTTCTTGTACTTGCGACGGAACATGTCGAGCGTGCAAGGCGTGAATTCCCAGACGCCGCGCTTGTCTTCGACGCGGACGTTTCCTTCGTCATCGCTCGTAATCTTGCCCTCGACAGTATGCCCCCTTACGGTGTCGGAGAATGCTAAAACGCCAGGGCGGAACTCCTGGACAGCCACGGCAAGATACTTATTCTTGCTTCTGGTTATGGGGTCTGAAAAAACGTATAGTGCTTCTGTCTTGATCATGTTCCGACGACCTCCTTGACTTTGATGAACTTCTCAATCGGCACGCCATTGACTTCGTTGATGCCCTCACGGCGGAATGCATCGATGAGATCCTGCCGCGCTGAATCCGTATCACAGTTAATGCCGATGAACTTGTCCGTCTTAATGCCGTTTCTGAAGATGATTTCGTTGCCAGTATTATACCGCGTTTTTTCTTCCTTGACCATCCGTTCCAGGCTCCGCCGAATTTTGAATGTGCCCGGCTCAGTCGTCCCAAAATTATCACCAGCATAAGAGTACCAGTCAGTACGGCCGAGTACCCGCGGGTCTATCTCGATGCGCCAGCCATAACCGCAGAATGAATTATGGAATTTGCTGCGGCTCTTAATGCCCAGGCGCGTGAATACGCCATCGGCTCCGCCGGTTTCCATGTCTTTTCCCGAGCTTGCTCCTCCGACAAAATTTCCCGAGATCATCCGTTCCTTCGTGCAGGCAAGGCCACCGCTCTTCACGATGTTCACCACATTGCGGGCACTGCCGACGCCGCACCACACATAGGTGACGCCATGCTTCACCGCCTCCTCCGCCTGCGCATCGTCGACATAAGCCGCGTAGCCGTGCCAGGCCTCTTCTTGGTGCATATCGCTCAGCCGCTTGGCATCAATACCATAGCGCTTGAGTGCTGCCTCTTTATCTGCTACATCCATGGCCATGATCTCGCTCCCGAGCTTATCTGTCTCATGCTGCCAGAGCGCACGGTTGAGCTTCAGCTCATACTCGGCCGCCTGTGTCGGCGCCTCGAGCATCCAATCAGCCCGGATATCATGCAGGAAGGTTTTGAGCTTCGCTGAGGCGTCGCCAGTTGCTGGCAAGCGGATCCGGAAGAAGCCGTTCATCGTGTACACATCGCTGTTCTTGATGTCGATAAGCTCGATCTTCCCGGATGGTGTCTCGAGGCTCAGCCCTGGCAGATCAGGAAGACCGTGGACGATGTCGTTGTCGTAAAAATAGGCTGCCGTATTATCCGCCTTGTTGAAAACCATGAGTTTTTTCTTAGCTCCTGCGGTCTTCATCGGCCCGGCCAGCTTCAAGAAAGCGCCGTCGGACAGCTTGCCCCAGAACGTGTAGTACTGCTCCGCACCCTGCTGCTCAAAACGAGCCGTCATCATCTGGCTCTCAACAGCATCGGCATCGGATCGAATGGGTATTCCCCAGCGGTTCTTCGGGATGACGTTGAAGTCCTGCAGGACGTCCTCGATAGTCGGTAGGGCGTTCTTGCTCTTGGCCTGTTTTCGCTTCGTCTCAGCTCTGGCCTTCTTGGCCATGGCCAGGCGTTCCTTCACCTGCCGACTCATTTCTTTTGCCTGCACAGGGTCTGATATAGCCTCAATGAGCTGCGCCTTGTTCATATTGCTGTAGTACGCAATAGATTTCTGCTTCGCAATCTGGAGCAGATCGGCCTTGTTCATCTTCTTGAGTGCGTCTTTTGAGAACGTCTTTCCGGCCAGCGGCGTTTTGCTGGCGAGCGGCGCTTCGTCAGCAAAGACAAAGTCTATCTTTCTGCCAACCCGGACAGTCAGCAGGTCGCTGTAGAATTCGCGATAGGTTTCGCGCAGCGTCTGCTTCCGCTCGACGATGACATCAAGCAGCTCCTCTGCGACTTTCCCTTTCCCGTGCAGTGCCTCAGCATAATCGCGGAACATCTCACGGTATTTCTCATCTGGGATTGCCTCAACACGCTTGATGAAAGGCAGGGAATCCTGCGGGTTGATGTCGATGCGCTTCTTGGCAAACGCCTCGAAGAACCCATTGTAGATGGGTGGATGTTCGCCATACTTTGCGTTCGGGTGATAGGTGAGCGACATCTTCTGGCTTGCCTTGTCGCCCATGTACTTGAACGCCTGTTCCTTGTCGATGCCGATGATAGTTCCGTCGCTGCGCGTGACGAAATTCCCGCCGTGCGCGTCGAAGTTCCCGATCAGCCAGTCGGTGACATGCTCACGCTGTATCTGCACGGCCATATCCTCGATCGTGCTGCGCATTGCTGCATCTGCTTGGTCGAGAGCCTTTTGGATGGCCATTGCGGTATTGCTTTTCTGGATGTCGACCAGCGCCTGAAAAGCACCAAGCCGCCCATCCAAAACACCCACGCCGACCTTGACAGCCGTGTCCGGGTCGACAATTTGTTGCACGCGTGCCGCCGCTTCCTGCGCATAGGCACGGAACGGAGCAGGCGTCCCGCCTTTCTTATCCTGTGCCGGTTTGAAAAGCCATTCCTTTCCGCTGGCATCGACGCAGCGCTTGATTTCTCCTGTCCCGCCGAGATTCGCCGCACCTGTTACTTTCATACCAAGCGGCATGGCAAGCTTCGCGGGGATGTGCGGAGCCGGCGGGTCTGGCTCATCCACCCATTTTTTGCCATCCCATGTTGGGAGCTCTGGCATGGGCGGCTGCTTGACGATAGCAGGCGGCTCCGTCTCTTCGTACTTCACTGCGCAGCGGCACTTTGGATGGGCGGGCGGCGTCTGCCTGATTCCAGGCATGGCCAGCTTGGTCTTATAGTCAAAGTCATCGTCAAAGCCGATTGTCACACCATCGAGCTTTGAACATATCGGGCATGTCCTTGCATCATGTGCCGTACTCCACACCTTGACGACCGGCCCCATGAGCCCCTGCCCCACGGCCTGCCGCACACTCTCGTGAGCCCCCTTGTTGTAGGCGAAGGCTCCCTCGGTCACAGCGATGGTCTGTGCCCTGTACCGGTGCTGACGGCCTGCGTAGCGAGCGGCCGCAAGCTGAGCCTGCTGCTCGAGCTTCGCAGGGTCCGTTTTCGGATGCGCATCGACCATGGCTGCCTTGATGCTCTGGTAGTAGTTGGCGTTGGCCACTGTCTGCGGAGCTGTGAGGCCGATGGTCGGCCGCATAACGCGGGCTGTCTCCTCTGATGTCCAGCGTTCAGCCTGGCCGCGCAGTATAATGGCCCGCAGTGCCGCCCGTGTATCGTTGGTGACATTCGTGACCCACTCAGCTCCATGCTGCGTGATCCACTCGCGCACTTGCTTGCTGGAATCATCGAAGACAAAGAGATCATGGCGCGCCTGGAGCTTCTGCGCTGCGGCCTGCATGGATGAGAGCCAGATTGGCGCCAGCTTGGCATTGACGAAGCCAGCATAGTCCTGCTGCCATTGCTCCAACTGCTGCTTGAAGTCGCCGCCGCCAGACAGCGCCTCCTGCAGCTCTTTGTAGGTGATAGCCTGCTGCTGATCATCCCACAAGCGGCACAGCCAGTACGTGATTTCTGGCGACACGGCATTTATGTACTTGTTGAGGTCTGCCAGCACGGCAGCCTGCGTGGCCATCGTCTGCGGCACCGCTTTGTGGATGAACATGTCAGTCATTCCTTCCCAGGCGCTTCCACGCCTTTGATACGGCCTTTTCTTCGTCGGCCTCGAGTATTTCCTTATGCGGAGCATTTTCCATGCCGTCTGCGCCGTCCTGGGCGGCGACACGGCCTTGCTGATCATCCGGCATCGGCTCGTCGGAGCGCTCCGGCAGGCTTGCCTGCTCGCGGATGTAATCTTCGAGTGAAGCGTCCGGCGTGATGATGCCGGCCGCCGTGAGGTCTTTGATGTACGCCCCCAACTCGGCCAAGTCTTGGCTCTCGATGTCGCCATGGCATAACCGTGGGTAGTTCGTGATGCCTCGGAAGCTGTCCGCATTCATGTCAATGAGCTGCGGAATGGCTTTGTTGTTGAACGTCTCGCAGATGACATCTAGGTAGGCACCGATGGCCACGGCGAACAGCTTTGTCTTGTCGCTCGAGAGAGCGAAGCTGCCGACTTGCTGATGCCCCAGCAGAATGAAATCCGCCAGGACAGTCATCGCGATGCGCGTGTCGTAGCGTTCAATAATGGCGTTTGTGTCGAACTGACGGCGGCTCCCTGTACTCAGCAGCTCAAGCTTCCAGTCAGCCGGGAGTGTGATGCCCTCCGTACTGTCTCTCCGGATCTGCTTGACCAGCATATCGGCGGCCGCTTTCATGCGCACCATGTCGGGATCATCGATGTCCCAGATGTTGACGTTCTCTGGCGCGATGAGTACAGGAAACCCAGCGAGATCGCGCTCGATGCCGATACCCTCTATTTCCTGTATTCTCCGCTTGAAGTACCAGCTCCGGTAGGCATTGCGCAGGATGCTGCGTCCCTCCGGATTATCCTTGCGGCTCTTAGTGCGGAAGAGTAGAAGCTTCTCGACGGGAATCGTGATGATTTCGTAGCTCGGTGCTGGCATCTGCGTCATAGCTTGCAGATTGTCGTGATCGTCGTATTCCCATTGGTAGAGTGTGTCTTGGGCGCGGATTGGGAGCTTCTGCCAGCCGATGAGACCATCGTTGTACTTGCTGTTGAGCTGCTCATTCTTGCTCCGCCCCATACGCCTCTTGTACACGATCTCATGCGCGCTCCATCCATAGGTCAGGAAAGAAAGGATTTCGGAGATGGTATCCGTCCATGTCATCTGCATGTCGCTACGGCATCCATCCACGAACTCAGCCGCGGCAATGTCTACCTTGTCGCTCCCGGCAGGCTGGACGTACCACTGCACCTGCCGGATCAGCATCTCGATTGCAAATAGAATAGCACCGACGACGTCGTCGTTTTCGCTCATCTCCCGATATGCTTCAATGCCTCGGCGACCCCGCAGCTCTCGGAGGAACTCCTCGTAGAATATTCCGCCCCAGCGGCGCTGGCCGCTTCGGCCTATCTCTTTCGCCATGTCTATCTCCTTCCTGTCTCAGCCCCGATTGCGCCCCAGTAGCTCTGATGTGTCTGCATCGTGCCGACAGGCGGCGCGCTGACTGCAGGCTTGTCCATCAAGTACAGGATACCCTGCACGAATGCGTCGACGGTATCTTTGTATGTTCCCTTTGGGAACCGCAGTAAATCTTCGATGAAATCATGCACCCATGGATGCTGTACCGGATCGGGAAGGTGGAGATTCCCAGCTTCCAGATACGGCGTAATGGAGAGGGCGCGCTCCTCCTTGCTTCCCTTCGGGTTGAATTCGACAAGACCGGGGATTTCCTTGCGCAGGAGTGAGACAATGGCAGGGCCGTTCGCCTTGTTCTCGACGACCTTTGCCCTCGCTTTCGGCCATTTACCAGACAAGCTGCGCATGGCTGCCACGCTCTCCGTGAACTCCATCTTCTCGTTCACGAGGTCAAAGACATAAATATCAGCTCCTCTGCGCCCCATCACGATGCCAGCGCACTTGGCGCTGCCCTCGCTTTTCGTGAATGGCTGATCCCAGCTTTGGATCAGCATGTTCATCGTCGGTGCCTGCCTGTAGAACTGGCCGAGCCATTCGCGCTTGAAGATGATGCCGCCAGCCGGTGCCGGTGTCTGCTGGAACTGCCCAGCGAACTGCAAGGAGCCCATGCTCCGCTTCAGGTCGTCCAGTGACTGACGGTCAAATCGTCCAGGGTTGAGCAGGTCGCCTTCCTCTCGCACGACCTCGCGGCCGGAAATCGGGAACGTGACGACCGTATGCTTCTCTGCGATAGCAGGCAGGCACAAATGCTCATACCCTAGGTCTTCTGCCAGTATGTACCCCGTGAGGTCCTGCTCGTGCAAGCGCTGCATGACGACGATGATGGCGCCGGTCTTCGGGTCATTGAGTCGCGTCTGCAATGTGTTCTTGAAGAAGTTGATACTTGCCTCGCGCTCTGTCTCGCTATTGGCCATGAGTGGGTTCTGCGGATCATCGACGATGATGACGTCGCCGCCCTCGCCGGTCAGCGCACCGCCCGTGCTTGTGCTGTACATCATGCCATGGTGGTCATTGGCAAACTGGTTCTGTCTGTTAACGTCGCCCTTGAGGACGTAACGGTCGCCCCAGTTGCCCTGGTACCACGGCGATGTGATGATGTCACGGCTCAGAATGTTGTGCTTGCGGCTCAGCATGTCCGAGTACGACACCTTGATGAAGCGCTTCCACGGGTTCGTGATCCAGCTCCACGTCGGATAACAAACGGTGACTTCAAGGGATTTCATGTGCCGCGGCGGGATGTTGATGATGAGCCTCCGGATTTCATGACGGTCGACCGCCTCAAGGTACTCACCGATGCAGTCGATATGCCAGTTGGGGACATATCGCGTGCCCGGCTCGATGGTCGGCCATACCTGCTTGATGTACTCTGGCAGGCTCCCTTCGGCTCTGCGGGCCTTTTCCCTGCGTATCGCCGCAAGTATCTGCCGAGGATTAATGCTCTGCAGGTTGTATCTTACTGCAGATCCGCTCAAGGGATACCAGCTCCTCGTCGCTGAGGTTCTTGAGGTTGAGCGGCGCCGCAACAGTGACAACCCCGCCGCTGTGCTGCTGCTCGACGTGGCCTTCTATCTGCTGACGCTCCGTACTCTGCCCTCTGGCCAGCCGCTCAATCTTCACGCCCGTGTCAAGCATGCGCACGATGTCTCGTGCGCTCAGAGCATTCTCATTGATAGACAAGAGGCCGCGGAGCGCCTTCGCTGTCATCTGCCGCCCGGCATTCGCATGCAGCTTGTTCATCCGGATGATTTCTGCTTCATTCTCCTCGCGGAGGTTGCGCTCGACGTAGTCGTCGTAAGCTTCCGCCCTCGCGGTCCAGTTGTACCGCCTCGACCGTTTCTTTTCGGTATCGAGGCTCGCCCCGAGCTCCTTCGCCAGCTTGACCAGTGTGCGGCCTCTGCTAATCTGCAGGCGTGTCATATTCTTCTTGTCTTTGTACGGCATGTCGCGGTAGTAACAGAAATGCGCGTAGGCTTGCACGCCCTCGTTGGAGAGCCGTTCCCACGGCTGCCCTGGATCATGTTTCCGCTTCTTCCTTGTCGGCATCGTTGTCACCTCCTATCCCGCCAGGCTCTCCGGGAACCATGTCCCGTATCTCCTGCAGCGTGTATTCTTTTCCATCCCGCTCGCATGTGATGGACGCCCCCCCCTCGGTCTCCTTGGCAAACCGTTCGACGATGGCGTCACAGTATTTTGGATCAAGCTCGACTGTGTAGCAGATTCGCCCCAGCCGGTGGGCGGCTATGAGTGTCGACCCGCTGCCGCCGAAGAAATCGAGGACGATATCCCCGGGCTCACTGCTGTTCTGGATTGCCCTCTCCGGTATTTCCAGTGGCTTCTGTGTTGGATGTATCGTGTTGGTCTCCCTGGACACCTCCCACACGGTGCTGGTCTTGCTGTCGTTGTAGAGGTCAATGCTCGTCCCCTCTTTCATCCGGACGCTGCGCACCTTCTTGCCTTTAGGCGGCTTCTCAGCGATGTAGACCTTTCCGCCCTCTCCATCCGTCAGCACGATGCCGCCTGCCAGCGTGGTTGCCATCTCTTTCTCTCCTCGGAGCGTCGCTCTCCAAACCGTGCGCTGTGCGCGGTCGCCGTAGAACTTCGCTTTGTGTCCCGCTTTCTCTGCGTAGAAGCACGGCTCATGGCTCCACTGGTAGTCTGCGTGTCCGAGGACGGGGGCTGTCTTGGCCCAGATGATGTATTGCTTCTCAATCAAGCCGGCCGACAGCATGGCATCCTCGAAGTCGCGGCGTGTGCTTGATGCATGCCATATGTAGAAGGCCGCATCATCCACCGTATTTCGAGCGTAATTCTTGAACGCTGGTAAGAGCAAGGTGGCCATCAGGTCGTCTCCTGTCTTATCGTCATTCTGGATCATGTCGAACTTGCCGCTCTGTGTCGTGTAGCTCACGCCATATGGTGGATCCGTGTGGACCATCTGCGCTTTCCGACCATCCATCAGCCGGTCTATATCATCAGTACTGGTCGCGCTGCCGCAGATGAGCCGATGGTTGGCAAGATGCCACAAGTCGCCCTGGCGGGTGAAGTTTTTCTTCACTTCCGTCTCGGCGTCCGCAGCATCATCTTCGGTATCACCTGCACCCTCGAGCGCGGCCAGCATCTTTTCGATTTCGTCGTCGCTGTAGCCGGTCATCTCCATCGGCACAGCTCCGGTATCCATGTCTTGGAGCATGTCCATCAGCTTATCGGTGCTGATATTCGAGAATTCCGCTATACGGTTGTCGGCAATGAGATCGGCGTGTTCCTCTTCCTCGCTCGCATAGTCCTGGAATTCAACTGGCACTTCCTTCCAGCGCTTGGCAAGTGCTGCCATCCTGCGCCCGTGGCCTTTGGTTACAAGACCGCTGCGCTTGCTGATTGTGATCGGCGCCCGCCAGCCAGTCGCCTGAATGATGTCCGCCAGCAGATCAATCTGCTTCGGGCCATGCTCGTTCGGATTGTCCGGATTCGGCCGCACGTCGGCGATTGGCATGATCCTGTCGTATGCACAAAAGACAGGGATGCCGTCTGCCGTTTTCCCTCGCGGTTTCGCTTCTGTTTTGTAATCTATCACGGTAAATTTCCCCTTTTCGCTTCCATGCCTCCTCATCGGCTTCCAGTGCCTTCTCTGTGCTAACCAGGTGTATAGGCACAGACACGACAAAAAGCCCCGCTCTGTTTCGAGCTGGGGCCTTCGCCGGTGCATTTAGGGGGCAATTCGTGGCGTCCGCTGCTCGGGTTTCTTCCCTTGCATCGGACAATATCATTATCTCACGGATCTGACCGGAAAAACCGCACAAAAACTTCAAAGAATTTGCATGAGAATTTCACTCAATGCGCACAAAAAGTTCAATGAATCTGCATGAGAAATCCACTTAATTAGAAAAGCAGGGCCGCCAGGCCCCGCCATTACTGGATTCTTGCTTTTGTCTCCTCGCCGATGAAAAAGAAGTCTACATCCTTCGCCTCGGCGCTCTGGGCCGGGAACATGATGGCCGCGATCTGCCGGACTGCCTTTCGAGCGTGGATCTGGCATCCATGCTCGCTGTATGGTACTTCCAGCGCAACCTGTACCCATCGGCACCCGCGGATGTGACGGAGTTCCAATATCTGGCGGTCTACACCGTCGAGGGTCTCCATTGCTCCATCCAGCCGCTGGAGGAGCGTGACGATCCGCTTCCGGTTGACCGAAAGCAGCCGCAGCTTGTTCTCCAGCCGCTCGGCCTGCTCGGCTGCCCTTTCCACGGGCGAGGTCGCTCCTCCACCACTCACGGGCGTCGTATCATAGCAGACCGCCTTGAGCCCGCCGAGCTCCTTAATCTGCCCCCGGATGCCGTCTGCCTCCATGTCCAGGCTCTTGACTTGTGACTGGAACCTTGAATAGTTCCGCAAATATTGATAGACAAGTTGCTCGCAGTCGTTGTATTTCCGCATGATCGTCTGCCCGTCCTCCCCTATGACTTCATTTGTCAGCACCTTGTCCACCGCTTCTGGTCAATTCATGATTTCTTTGCTCGCTTTCGCTTCTTCTGGAGCTGGGCAAGCACTTCATCGCACCGGCGCAGTCCGTCCATGGCCACCTTCGATGTAATCACGTGCTTCTTGAATTGGTCCAGCACGTTCTTGCGCTCAGCTCTGGCCTCCTGCTCTGCCACCGCGATTTCCGGCAGCGTCAGATTAGCTTTTGTGTTAATTCCAAACACTTGACATCACTCCTGGATAATATCTTATTCATTGTGCACTGGCGCTCGACGACTTCCCCGCCGATTTCTTTGTAGACAACATCGGTGTATGCCTCACCTTCGGAGACAGCACGTTCGACAAGGTCTCGTGCATCCAGACGTTTAGCCAGGTCTTTTGCTTCTTCCAGATTGCTTGCTCTTACGAATGCATCGCCGTGCATTTCTAGCTCATAATGCACTTTATATTTTGGCATGCCCATTGCCCCTTTCCGTTACCGATAAATTTTCCCGCTCTGCTTATCTCGCAAAACTACACGCTCTTCAATTTCAAAGCCGAACTCACCGGCGGTAAAACGGAGGAATCGCATGAGTTTCTTGATTCTGGCAAGTGTCTTCATTTCCTGCTCGCTCACCGGCCTTTTCAAGACGTTTGAAAAGGCTTTGTCTACCGTCGGATCATTGTATCCATCTGCGTTTTTAATCAAGTGAACCACCTTCCCCTTTTGCAGAAAACAGTCCTTGTTCCATCCACGATTTTGCCAGTCTTATGAGATACGGATCCGTCTCCGTTTCCGGGTTCAGCTCCATCGCCTCGATGGTGATTTCTACTCGTGGGTTGATCTTGTCGATGCCGGCGATCCTGCACCCGTCGAGGGACTTGACGATGCGGTCATCCTCGAGTACCCAGCGGCGGCGTTTCTGCCTTTTCCTCTTGCCAGTTTCCCGGTCTAAGACCGTTCCGAATTCGTCGCTCAGGATGTCTTGCGTCGCCTGGATGAGGCCGTTTAGATCAGGGTAATGAGCGCGATTCTCGAGGTAATATTCCGCCCTTAAATGCACAGGCCCGGAGAAATGAGATAAGCCATTTTGCGCTTTCATCACGGACAGCTGGCGGCGAAATTCTTGTTCATATCTGCGGTATGCTTTACTCGGCAAAACAGCTGCTCTTCCCCTCACGACAATCGGGCTATTTTTCTTCGTCGCGGGGTTTCCCATGATGGTGAATACTGCCTTTTCTGTGGCTTCAATCAATGCCGATTCCTCCCTGCAAACAATGCGCAAACGCAAAAGCCAAAAGCTATGCCGAACCAGAATGCCAATACGTAAGGCCCGGCTGTCTGTATTGTGTCAAACATTCCTGCTCTCACCTCCCTAGAACAAAGAAATTTCCGCGCTGGGATCATCAAGCCGTTTGCAACTTCCGGCGGGACGTACTCGCCGGAGGTGTCCTCGCCGAGATCCCGCAAGCTGCGCAGAGCCGACAGGATATGATTTCGCGTTAGGTTGAGGTTACATCCATCCGGCCACGCGGGGTCGCTGCAGCCATTCGCAAAGATGTCCTGCCAGTGCTCCAGCTCTCGCCGTACATATTCTCGCCTAGCGGCGATAGCATCATTGTCGCTGAGTGGCTTGAGCTGGAGGTACTTCTGTACGATCATGTCCAGTTTTTTCTTTTCCATCGCCGCGCCTCCTCAGCACTCTTCCAGCAATACGAGGTGAATCCCGCCCTTGCTCCGCACTTTGGGGTTCGCCTCGGTCTTCTCGACGCGCTTCCTAGCGGCCGGGTACCTTGCCCAGACAAGGGTCTGGCGCTTCACTTTGAGTAGCTTGGCCAGCTCGGTCAGCGTTCCCTCGCCGATGTATCGGTCGCCGCGGTAAGCGGCATAGATGCTCATGATCATGATGGGTTACACTCCCTTCCCGCTGGTATCTGTGGCGGCATCATCATCATCATCAAGAGCCCAGGCGATGGGGCACGATCCGTAGAGCTTGCACTCTTCCTCCTTGGTATTCCAAAAGGCGCACTTGCGGCGCCCGTGCTGCTGTCCGGCACAGTATTCCTGCACCTTCTGCATCGCCTTGACGAGCATATCCACACGATGCTTCTCGCGGTACTTGCCTGCGTAGTGCTTCCGTGCGCACTCTGGGCAGCGTTTCATCGGCTCTTTCGGCGCTCGGATGCGGTTGTAGCGGAATGTCCGGCCGCAGTCCATGCAGGTTGCTTCGATCACCATTTCAGGTCTCTCCTTTCCTTGCTGGCTTTCTCCATCCCGGCTTCATCCTGCTCGATATGATGCATGATCTTCTTCCACACCTTCGCGATGATGCAGATGGCCATGATCAAGCCGGCAGAAACCGCCACCAGGAATACCGTGAGTGCGATCCAGGCAGCGGCAACAGCTGCCTGGGCAAATGCCGCGTCAGTCATGCCTGTCCCTCCCCTCTGACTCTCTCGGTCGCGTAGGCCATCATGCAGCGCATGGCGGCGTTGATGAGGTGCGTGTCCTTGCGGTCGCCCGCTCGGTAGAGATTCAAGTGGCGCATGGCGCGGGCGGCGTGTTCCTCGGGCGGGATCTGCCGCCATGTCTCACCCGGGTGCTTCTCGGCGCCTGCCGTGAGGCCGCGCGCGACCGCTTCCAGCCAGCTGGCATCGATGTAGCGGTATTCGTCCTCCTCGGTGTCCTGCGGATACGGGTTTGCCGATTTCGCGCTAGAATCGCTTCTAAGAGGCTTGTCTTTGTCTACGCTATAACTTATACCAGCCCCGCACTTGAAGGGTGTTACAGGCGAGCCTGTAGTGTCTGAGTGGCATTTCTCTTTTTCAGCTTCCCCTGGCTTTCTCGGATGACGGCCGAAAAGCTCCATGAGGATGGTCTGCATCGGAATGTTGTCCTGCGTGTTGTAGCAGTCCACATTACGGAGTGGGCACCTCCTGCAGTCTGGCTCCTCCTGGCTTTCGCATACCAGGTTTCTCAGCGTGCGGCACAATACTGACGACATTGTGCGGGTGGCATCCATACGTCGCATTTCTTGTTCAAGTTCAACAACTGTCAGTGGCGCTGCGTCGCATTTCTCGTCTCCACCTTCCCTCGCCTTGCGCGTCTTCCAATCCCCCTGATCTTTCATGCCTAGAAGACTATCTATCGAGGTTCTCAGTATGCGGACTATTTTGCAAAGCACTTCAAGACTTGGTTCACTTCTCCCCGTCTCATACAGGCCGTAGCCGTTGGCAGTCATGGGGATTTTCTCGGCAATATCCTTACGCGTTAGCCCTTCCTGCTCGCGGCAACGCTTCAAGTTTTCGCAAAAAGACATGTTTCTTCCTCCTATCTCAGACCGCCTGGGCAGCACGCATGGCCTGCCCGGCGAGCTTCATCCTGTAATCCCCGGCCTTGATCTTGATAGGCACCGTCATCTCGGCGAGCCGTGAGAGCGTCCGGCGGCCGAGTTCCTGCTCGAGCTCCTGCCCGTCGTTGTTGGTGGTGATGACGGTCGGCAGCATATGCTCGTAGCGGTGATTGATGAGCATGTAGAGCTGCTCCTGCACCCAGGCACTCGCTTTCTCGGCCCCGAGGTCGTCGAGGACGAGGAGCGGCGTGTTCTTGGCGGCGTCGACGATTTCGTCCGCCCGGCCGTCCCCTGTCCGGTAGCTCGATCGGATCTGTGCCAGAAGGTCGGGAGCGACCACGAACATGCCGGGGATGCCGTCCTCCGCGCTCCTGTGCAGAATGGCCGCCGCCAGGTGCGTCTTGCCGCACCCGTAGGGTCCGATCAGCATGAGCCCCGTGGCCCGCGGGTTCGTCTTGATGTCGGCACAGAACGTCTGCGCGAGCCGCTTGGCCGTCTCGGTCGCGGCATCCTCGCGGAATGTCGCGAAGGTTCGCATTTGGAAGCGCGCCCCCATCCCGCTCTCGCCGATCAGCTTGGCGATGCGCCGCTGCTCCATCCTGACCTTGTACTTGGCACAGGCCGGGATGCAGCGGAGAAATTCGTTGCTGTAGCGCGCACTGCTGAAAGGCTCCGCATTGTACCGGCACTGCTCGCATGTCTCTACGGTATACGGGCACTCGGCACAGGCCGCATCGTGGCGGCGCTTCTCGCTGGCCGCCTCCGAGGCGAAGAGCAACTCGCTATCATCAGTCGGCTCCCAGTCAGCCGGCAATCCTGCGCTCTCGCGGATCTCCGGCAGACGCGCCGTAGCCTCCCGCACATCTGCCTCACGTTTGCGGCGCGTCTCCGTCAAAATACGCTGCATATTGGGATTTCTCTGGAGCAGCTCCCCCAGAAAGTCCGCTTTCTCCATGCTTCTTCTCCTCCTTCTTGCCCTTCTTCGGCTTCGGTGCTTTGAAGCCATCGCGCTCCCATTGTTCCAGAACCTTGATGACGTACTGGATCGAGCGCCCACCATGTATCGCAGTCTCTTTGATAGCCGCCAAGCACCATTTCTTGCCATATCTGTCGTAGGCGTCGTTGAGCTGATCTAACACCAAGTTGCCGGCAAAAGGCTGCAAGTTGTCGCAAAATGCCTGTACGACGCTTCCGCGGTCGTCATCGTACATCTCACTTTTTTGAGCAGGTGCCTCGCGCGTATCATCATCATCATCTTTAACCTTACCTAACCTAACCTTACCTAACCTAACCTGTGTATCCCGACTGGTAACCGCTTGGTTTCCATGTGGTGTCCGTGTTTGTATCCCAGCTGGTATACCGCATGTCATACCATTGGTATCCGTAGCGGTTGCCAATGTGGTTTCCTCCGGCGGCTTCAGCTCGTAGACTTTCTTCTTTGTCAGCTCCACCTGCGCCCGTTCGTCGCAATGCGTCGGCGTGTACCGATCGGAACGGATGAAGTTGTGAATCTTCCAGTGCCGGATCACGATGACTCCTGTATCAAATGGGATGATGTAGTTCTTGGCCACCAGCAGTTTCATGTCATCTTCGTGGCATCCGACTTCCCGCATGATCCTGCGCGGCGATGTGATGAAGCCGTCATCGTCCGCCCGCAGCAGCAGATGGAAATACAAACACTGGCTGCTCATCGGCATATCCATGAAGTTGTCAGTCTCAATCACGGACTTAGCCATCATCCTGCGCTCTGCCATGAGCGCCACCTCCTTTCCCTCGCGCCGTCATGATCAGACCACCTGCGGGATGGCTTCCGGTTCATCCTTCGGCGTGGCATCCTTCTCGAAGAGACTCTGCTGCGCGCGCTTGCCGGTGAGGTACTTGCGCGCCTCGGCTTCGAGGTTCCAGAGGACGCGTGCCGCCGTTGCCGTGAGTACAGCGCCCTTTGGGTTTTCGTCTTTTGCGCACTTGCGCATCGGCGTGTTGACGACCGTCTCAGTCTTGCTCTCGGGGAGCTTGAGCTTCATCGTGATGATCGCGCCCATTGTGTCATCCTTGTCGTAGTGATATGTCACCGCGAAGGGAACGAGGCGTGCCGCGAGTTCCGGCACTTCGAGGATGTTCGCGCCCGGCACGGTGAGGGCTTTCATGGCCTCGTAGAATTCCGGGGCGGCCTGCTCGGCAAAGAGCCCCTTGACTTCATCCTCGCCCTGTTCTCCCCGGCGGATGCAGTCAATCTCGATTTTGCCGGTACTCTCGATGATCTTGATTTTCTTGATGGTGGTGTTGCTGTTCATTGGTTTTTTCCTCCTCATGCGATATAAACCTCGGCACCTGTCGCCTGCTGGGCGATGCGCCGGAATGCTTCGGCGTCGCTGTTGTCGTTGCTCAGATGCAGGAGCCATACTTGTTTGAGTGCGCGTGGATCGAGCCCGCGCAGGATGTCGACTGCGCCGTCGATGTCCATGTGAGTCTGTACGATGCGCGCGGCCAGCTCGTCCTTGATGGCTCCCTCGGTCGCCCGCCTGGACAGGATGTTTATGCTGTAGTTGGCCTCGAGCATCATGTAGTTGACCTGGCCAAAGGTGTACGGAACGGCCGCCGCATCGGTGATGTAGACCAGCCGCTCGCCGGTCTTCCTGCTGTCGAGCACGTAGCCGTAGCAGGTGACATCGTGCACGACCTTGAAAGGAACGATGTTCCAGGTGCTGACGGTGAACTTCCGGAGCGGCGGTCCTGAAAGAATCGATGGGCACGCGCACGCTTTCGCGACCTCCGGCGGCCCGAAGATCAGCAGGCCGCGCCTGGCAAGGTCCGACACTGCCTTGGCATGATCCATATGCTCGTGCGAGATCAGTGCGCCCGCGATCTCGCTGAGCCGGAAGTCAAGGCCCTGCTGTATCTTGTGAATGGGTATGCCTGCATCCAGCAGGAGCGCCGTGCTGCCATCGCTCACGCGGTAGCAGTTGCCAGAGCTCCCGGATGCAATCGCCTTGATGTCAATCATCAGAAGGTCGGGCCGTCGTCGGCTGCGGGCGCATCAGCCTCCGATGGTACAGGCACGGCTTCCGGATCCGGCATCGGGATGTCCTGCGGAACTTCCTGCCGTGGCGGGATGGCTGCGGCATCGACTGCCGCGTCGATGGAGGCCGGCCCCTCCGCATGATGCGGATCATCGGCGTAGCGCGGGCGGCCGTCCTCGCCGATGATGGCCTGGTCGCTCTCGATGGCCGTGGCGAGTGCCTCGCCCTGCATGTCGATGCTCATGATTCCGTACTTGGAGATGAGCTGCTTCAAGACCGTCTTCGTGGCCATGGCGTCAAAGTTCGTTTTCCAGACGCCCCCGCCGTACTTGTAGGATTTTGAGAAAGCCTGCGCGTGCTTCATGCAGTCCTCTTTGCTCATGTAGAGCGTCTTGCTGAAGCCGTTGATCAGCTGGAAGTAGGCGACGTAGCCGATGACGGTGTCGCTCTTCTTGCGGCCGCGCACGATCTCGCCGGTGATGAAGTCGATGTCCTCGATCTGGCCATCGTAGACCGGGCCCGCGTTGATGGTCTTGTACTGGCCGGTGCGCATGGCAAGCTGGACGAAACCCTTCCACCCCATCTGGAACTGGGCTTCCATGCGGCCGCGGTTCTTGTAGGGGATGATGTACGCAAAGCCGAGGTTCGGGTTGATCGGGAGCTTCATCGTCGCCGCCGTCATCGCCGCGCCGAGGATGGTCATCGGATCGGCCTCCTGCAGGGCAGGCGTCGCGTTGACGAGGCTCAACACGCTGGCGGAGAAGGCGCCAGCGCCTTTGCCAAGCACATCATCGAATTTCTGGCGGAGACCCGGCCCGTTGAGCATCTTCTTCAGGACGAGGGCAGAGTTGTTTTTCTGGTTGTTCATCATGGTTAGTCCTCCTTGATTTTGACTCTGAGCGTGTCATCCGGCGCGGAAACGATGAGCCGGATGGTCTGCTCGCTTACTTTGGCTATCTTGCACACGCTCTCGGCGCGGTCGACGATGACCGGCAGGTTTGTGTGGAAGTGCTTGTTGAGTACGTCGATGATCTCGAGTCCTGCGTTGACCTGGGCGGCGGTGTTGCTGCTCTTGTACTCGACCCATTCGCCCGCGGCGTTCTCGGTCATCGGGTTACACACCTGCTCAAGGCCGCCGTTGACCTGCTCTTTGAAGAGCTGCCAGGACACGGTCTTGAAGTGCTTGTTGACGCTGCGCGTGATGGCCTGCGCCTTGGCGCGGATGAAGCGGTCGCAGAGGTCGAGTCCTGCTTCGATCTTGTCGAGTTCGCAGGAGTCTTTCTTCTGAGCGCCCCGCAGTTCCTCGATGCGTGCGCGGGCACGGTCTGCGGCTTGATAGGCCGCTTTTTCGGTGGTCAGCGCGTCGAGGTGTGCCCGTGCATCATCCTCGGCTTCCTGCGCTTTGGCAAGCGCCTCGGCGTCAATGGCGCCGCCCTGCATGGAGCCTCTGGCCTTCTCGATGTCGGCGAGGATGGCCTGTCCTTCCTCCGTCGCCTCGAAGGGCGGCGGCGTCTGGATCTTGGCTTCGAGGTCCGTTGCGCGCTTGGCAGCATCCTCCGACTTCTGGGCTTCTTCTGCCGCGAGGGCTTCCTGCTCGGCGGCTGCGGCTTCGAGTGCGGCAATCTTGTCTTTGCTACACTGCTGGCCTTCGGTGTTGATGTGCTGCTTCCGCGTGCTCTTGCGCTCGTTGAAGCTCTGTCGGAATTCGGCGATCTTGCCATCCGGCAGGTGCTGACCGCAGGTTGGGCAGAATTCCTGCGCCTCGCTCCAGACCTCTGCCTGCACCTCGGCGTATTCCTCGAGGAGCGCGTCACGCTTGGCCTTGAGTCTGCCGATCTCGCCGCGTACCCGCTTGGCTTCCTCTGCCGCTTTGGTGGCAGCCCGCTCATGCTCGTCGCGCTCACGCTTGGCTTGGCTGACCGCGTCGTAGGCATCAGCGTTCTTCTTGGCCATCTCGGCATCGTAGGCGGCCTGCTTGGCTTTGAGTTCGGCTTCCTTGCCTGCGAGGATGGCCTTCGCCACCTCTGCTCCCTCCGGATGCTTGGCGTCTGCCGTGGCGGCCATGGCCTGATCGAGCACTTCCTTGGCAGTCTTGAGGTCGGCCTCGATGGCTGCCAGCTCACGCCCGTCCTCGGGGAGTGCCTTGCTCGCCTCGTCAATGCGGGCAGGCAGGGTATCGAGTTCCTTGTTGAGCTTGCGGCGCTGTGCCGCGGCGGCCTTCTTGTATTCGTCGACGCTGTAATACTCGTCCGTTGTGCCAGGCCGCAGCAGGACTCCGCGGAGTCCCTCGAGGCCGTTCTCGCGGATGACATCCTCGTCGCTGACATCCTCACAGAGTTCGAAGAGTACCGTGCGGCGGGCCTCCGGCTTCATCGTCTGCGGGAAGTAGCCGTGGATCAGGAGCATCTTCATCTGCTCGATAGTCGCCCCCGTGGCCTGATGGATGGTCTCCTCGTAGGTCTTTTTCTTCTGTTGTACGCCGTTGACGTACCAGTCGGTGACGTGGCCGGAGAAATCTCGCGATGCACTGCCGCGCTTCTTCGTCCACTTCTCGTAAAAGTCTTTCGCGAAGGTAAAGCGCTCGCCATCGTCCTTCGCGACCGTCATCTCGGCCTTGTGGTGCAGGTCATGCGCGCCGGCTGTCTTGGGGCTGAAATCCTCCTCCTCGGTCGCCGGAGCGTTGCAGAAAAGCCAGGTGATGGCGTTCGCGATTGTCGTCTTGCCCGTGCCGTTCGCCCCGAAGACGTCGGCGTTCTTGCCGTTGAAGTCGATGTCGAGTTCGCGGATGCCGCGGAAGTTCTCGAGCCGCAAGTGTAAAATCTTCATGGTGTTTCTCCTCTCGTTTTGGTATAATGAGTTTGGTTGTCCCCGCTTCTGGGGAAATCTTCATGGTGAGGCTCTTCCGGTCGGTCCCTGGGAGAGCCTTTTTGCGTGTCAATTTTTCGCCCGGTACTGGATGTGCAGGGTCTGCCCCGGCGTCAGGCTGCCGGTATCGATGCCCTCGTTGAGCTGCTCCATCTCGTGTTTGTAGTCGAAGATGTACCGGTCATCTGCATCCATATCCCGGAAATGCTCGACGATGCTCCACCAGGTATCACCCGGCTGCACCGTGTATGTGATCTCCACGAGGTGGGTGTCTGCCGCTGGGCGGCTTGTCAGCCCGATGGAGATGGCCGCGATTCCGACCAACGCCGCGCATATCGCGGCTTTTTTTAATGCCCTTTTTTGGTGCGCCCGTGCCTGCGCCACCTTCTCTCTGAATGTCATGCTCTTGAGCTTCCTTCCTTCTCCAAGTACATCTGGATCTCACAGCCGATGGCCGTGAGCCTTGTGACTGCCTGCAGGATCTTCTCGAGCTGTGGCCGCTCCTCGCTGCTGACCTTGCCGTCCTCCGCGATCTTCAGAAGCTGGCGGTCGGTGCCGCGCAGGTTGTCGATGGCCGCGAGGAACTTGATGGTCAGCCGGTCGAGCTGCTGCAGCTCCGCCCTCGGCACAGTGTGCTTGCCGATCGGGCAGGAGGTCGTGCAGAAGTAGTTCAGCAGCTCTGGCGCGTGGTAAACGTCCGCCATGATCATGACTTCCTCGGGATACGGCTCGAGCGTCCCGACCTCGATGCGCTGGAGCCGCTTGCGGTCGATGAAGGTTTCCTCGCTGGCCCCGTCGCGGCTGCTCAGTCGGTCGTTCGTCTTCGCGGCCTCCATGCGGGCCAAATAATACCGGTTCTGTGCCGTGGTCGGCGCAAGTTTGCCCATTTCACTTCTCACCTCCTCCCGGTACAATGGAGTCAAGCAACAGGGTTCTGCTCCTGCTTCTTCTTGCGGGCCTCGATGAGGATGCGTGCAACCTCTGCAAAGGCCGCCTGGCTCGCCGGTGTGACCGGCAGCTTCTCGCCCTCCTTGAGGACGGTTCCGTCCTTGAGGATGTGGCGAAAATGGAATTGGTAGCGCTCCGTCATGTCTCATCCCTCCATGCACCTCATGTGCTTCTTTGCGGCCCACCGCTCGAGGTCGGCCTCGGCTTCCCGCTCACTCGCGAACCATGCCAGGACACGCACCGCGTGCCAGCTCTTGCCCGGTTTGCGGTAGAATGCCTTGAACACGTCGTGCCCGAGCCCCGGCCGGACGGCGTACTGCCATCCGCGCTTGTCGATGTATACCTTCATAGACTCTCACCTCACTCCTCGACATCTTGCATACCATGTCTGGCTGCATATTCCGCTAGGTCATCCTCTGCCTCTGCTCTGCTCCGGCAATTTGGAAGGACGGCAACGACGCGCCATGCGCTAGTTTTCGGCTTTTGGTAGTAAGCTCTCCATCCGCCCTTGAGACAGCCCTCGTAGTGCCAGACGACCTTAAAGAGCCAGCCACTCTTGCTTTTGTACATCATGCTGCTCACCCCACGATCGTCAGCACCGGCTGTCCAGCGAGTGGGCGTTTCCTACCAGCTCAATCATGTTGTTTCTCATTGGTGTTCCTCCCTTTTGTTTACCATACGCACCATTTTGGTGCATTTATTCCCAAAAAAATTTCTCGCGCGGGACATTCAAAATCTGCGCAAGATTAGAAGCTATGGCAGGAGATGGCGTGCGCTCTCCATGTTCGTACCGCATATATGTAGTACGTGCAAGCCCTACGCGATTAGCAACTGCTTCCTGCGACAAGGCCTTTGCTTTACGTGCCCTAATCAGCCATGCTCTCTTTTGAGCCTCCATATTCTTCACTCCCTTTCCTTTCTACTGGTATAATCATAGCACCGTTATGGTGCGGTGTCAATATGGTGCGTATATAAAAATTGCTTTGATGCCAATTTGTCACGTATAATATTTGAAAGGAGGAAATTATATGTTGAACAATATAAGGTCTGCTCGCGTTTCTTGTGGTTTGACGCAAGAAATCGTAGCGACGTCGCTCAAAGTTGCACGCCAAACCTATGGGCGCTATGAATCAGGCGACCGCGAATGTAATTACGAAACCCTCGTCAAATTGTCAAAGCTCTTCGGCTGCACCATCGACTACCTGCTCGGCAATGCCCCGGCACAAACGGCAGCTGCCCCCACGCTGGCCCCCGCCGAGGCCGCCGCGCTGAAGAAGTACCGCCAGCTCACCCCCACCGGCCGCAACCAGCTGGACACCTACCTCGACTTCCTGCTCAGCCAGGAGAGCGCCTCCGCCATTAAACGGAAGACGGCAACGTGATCCACGTCGACTTCACCAAACAAAAATAGCCGCCCACAGGCGGCGACTGGAGGAGTAAAACTTATGCGTAATGAAATCGATGACCTTCTCGTCAAGATACTTGGCAAGGTAGTTGAGATGCGTAGAAAGGTATAAACAGAAAGGATGTGCTTATATATGGATACTAATACAATAAATGAGCCGTGGTACTTAAAGAATATCACCATTTTTATCTTACTTCTCCCCTTATCAGTTTTCCCATTTGCCTCTATACTTTTGATTCCTTTGCTTTATATGAAATTCCGGCACTTGCAGAACTATGCAAATATTGATCTTGAAAAGATGAAGAGTAAGCGAGATGCCCTAGAAGAAGAAATAAGGAATAAAGATTCTATTATCGAAGATATCACCCGAAAGGCCGAAAAAGATGCTGCTGCGAAATTGGAATCTGTAAATGAGCAGATTCGTAACCTAAAAGATGCTTTGCAGAAAATTGATATTGAATATAAGGATAAAAAAGAACAAGTCATTGAATTGAACGATACCATTCTTTTGCAGGATTTTGCTTTATATAAGCCTCAATATGATTTTGCAAAGTCATCGGATTATAAGGATAAATTGGAAGCTGTCCGCGAACAGCAAAAGGCAATGCTGAGGAATGGTACTGCTGCTACAGGTGACATGCAAATGACCTTCAATAACAGCGTCAAAAAAGGAAACAAGATGGTTTCTGATATGCAAAAGCTCATGTTGCGTGCCTTCAACAACGAGTGCGAACACGTGATTGGAAAGGTAAAATACAATAATTTCGACTCTTGCCAGAAACGCATCGTTACTGCTTGCCGGACGATCGGCAGACTGGGAAACATGATGCGCATCTCTATCTCTGAGCCGTACTATGAGTTGAAAATCCAGGAGCTGCATCTTGCCTTGGAATATCAGCAAGCAAAGCAAAAAGAAAAAGAACACATGAAAGAATTGCGTGAACAGGCTCGTGAAGAAGCAAAGCTCAAGAAAGAAATTGCCGAAGCTCGCAAGAAGATTGAAAAAGAAAA